TATTACCAGTAGATCCTGTATTACCAGTACGTCCAGTAGAACCAGTAGAACCAGTTGCACCAGTTGCACCAGTGGGACCTGTGCCACCTGTAGGACCAGTGCCACCAGTAGGACCAGTGCCACCAGTAGGACCAGTGCCACCAGTAGAACCAGTAGCGCCTGTTGCTCCGGTTGGACCAGTTCCACCTGTAGAACCAGTACGACCAGTTGATCCAGTAGGACCTGTGCCACCAGTAGGACCTGTGCCACCAGTAGGACCTGTGCCACCAGTAGGACCTGTGCCACCAGTAGGACCTGTGCCACCAGTAGGACCTGTGCCACCAGTATTTCCAGTAGAACCTGTATTACCAGTCAATCCAGTAGAACCGGTATTTCCAGTAGAACCGGTATTTCCAGTAGATCCTGTGTTTCCAGTAGATCCTGTGTTTCCAGTAGAACCAGTAGATCCTGTTCTACCAGTAGGACCAGTGCCACCAGTAGGACCTGTATTGCCTGTGGGACCTGTAGCACCAGTTGATCCAGTGTTACCTGTAGAACCTGTGTTACCAGTAGAACCAGTTGATCCAGTACCACCAGTTGATCCTGTAGATCCAGTAGCACCAGTATTTCCCAATGGACCTCTACGTCCATCATAACCACCTAAACCATAAGGACCAGTAGATCCTGATGATCCAGTGGCACCAGTTGATCCAGTAGGACCTGTTACACCAGTGCGACCTGTGTTACCAGTAGATCCAGTCGCCCCAGTGAAGCCAGTAGATCCTGTATTACCTGTAGGTCCCGTATTACCAGTAGGACCAGTGCTACCACTGTTGCCAGTAGATCCAGTAGATCCAGTAGAACCAGTTGATCCAGTAGGACCTGTCCCACCAGTAGGACCAGTTGGTCCAGTGTTGCCTGTAGGACCAGTGTTACCTGTAGTTCCGGTGCCACCAGTAGATCCTGTATTACCAGTACGACCTGTGCCACCAGTAGGACCTGTGCCACCAGTAGGACCTGTGCCACCAGTAGGACCTGTGCCACCAGTAGGACCTGTGCCACCAGTAGGACCAGTGCCACCAGTAGGACCAGTGCCACCAGTAGGACCAGTGCCACCAGTAGGACCTGTACCACCAGTAGGACCTGTACCACCAGTAGAACCAGTTGATCCAGTAGACCCCGTGTTACCTGTAAATCCTGTTGCTCCAGTTCGACCAGTAGAACCAGTTGATCCAGTACTACCAGTTGATCCTGTAGATCCTGTAAATCCAGTAGCACCAGTATTTCCCAATGGACCTCTACGTCCATCATAACCACCTATACCATATGAACCAGTAGATCCTGTATTACCAGTAGATCCTGTATTACCAGTAGATCCTGTATTACCAGTACGACCAGTGCCACCTGTAGGACCTGTATTGCCTGTAGCGCCGGTATTACCAGTATTACCAGTACGACCCGTATTTCCAGTTGGACCTGTCTCACCAGAAGGCCCTGTTCCACCAGTTTGACCTGTATTACCGGTAGATCCAGTAGGACCAGTAGATCCAGTGTTACCTGTAAGACCCGTATTACCTGTAGTACCAGTGTTGCCTGTACTACCAGTGTTGCCAGTGTTACCAGTAGGACCTGTACCACCAGTTGATCCAGTGTTACCAGTTTGACCTGTGTTTCCCGTAGGGCCTGTGCCGCCAGTAGGACCTGTAGCACCAGTTAGTCCAGTGTTGCCCGTAGAACCTGTGTTTCCTGTAGAGCCCGTGTTACCAGTTGGACCTGTATTGCCAGATGGACCTGTATTGCCTGTAGATCCTGTATTACCAGTTGAGCCTGTATTGCCTGTAGTACCTGTTTTTCCAGTAGCACCAGTATTTCCTAGTGGACCTCTACGCCCATCATAGCCACCTAAACCATAAGGACCAGTAGATCCTGATGATCCAGTGGCACCAGTACCACCAGTAAATCCTGTTGATCCAGTCGATCCTGTCGATCCTGTTGATCCAGTAGCTCCGGTGACTCCAGTAGATCCTGTGTTACCAGTTTGACCTGTATTTCCAGTAGATCCTGTATTTCCAGTAGAACCAGTAGATCCAGTTGCACCAGTGGCACCAGTGGGACCTGTGCCACCAGTAGGACCAGTACCACCAGTGCCACCAGTAGGACCTGTATTACCAGTAGAACCAGTGTTACCTGTAGGGCCCGTATTACCAGTACGACCTGTACCACCAGTAGGACCTGTGCTACCAGTAGGACCTGTGCCACCAGTAGGACCTGTACCACCAGTAGGACCTGTACCACCAGTATTGCCAGTAGAACCTGTATTACCAGTCAATCCAGTAGAACCGGTATTACCTGTAGTACCAGTGTTGCCAGTGGGACCAGTGCCGCCAGTAGGACCAGTAGATCCTGTATTACCAGTACGACCAGTGCCGCCAGTAGGACCGGTGCCACCAGTAGGACCTGTATTGCCTGTGAGACCTGTAGCACCAGTTGATCCTGTTCCCCCTGTTACACCAGTAGCACCTGTATTTCCTAGTGGACCTCTACGTCCATCATAGCCACCTAAACCATAAGGACCAGTAGATCCTGATGATCCAGTGGCACCAGTTGATCCTGTTGCACCAGTAGATCCAGATGCACCAGTTGATCCTGTTGCACCAGTAGATCCAGATGCACCAGTAGGTCCAGTTGCACCAGTAAATCCAGTTGCACCAGTAGGACCAGTAGGACCAGTAGATCCAGTAGAACCTGTAGCACCAGTTGATCCTGTTGCACCTGTAGATCCAGTTGCACCAGTAAGACCAGTAGATCCAGTTGCACCAGTACGACCAGTAGATCCAGTTGCACCTGTAGAACCAGTTGCACCAGTAGATCCTGTTGTTCCTGTAGATCCTGTAGATCCTGTTGTTCCTGTATTTCCTGTTGTGCCAGATGATCCAGAAAATTCTTGCCACGAAGAATTAGCTGTACTTCCAATTAAAGTATAAAATTTTTGATCAGACTGAACATATACAACCATGCCCAACTCTCTACGTGGGCTTGTAATATTATTTCGTTCAGTTATATTAACAACACTTCTTAGACCACCCAAACCATATATTGGATTGGTTACAGGATAACTATCAGCCGAATCATTCGGTGATATAAATCCTAGAATTGGTACTCCACCTGTTATGCTTGCCATATTAACTTATACTTGGAAGTATTGTTACTGATCCTGAAGAGGAATTTAATGATCTGTAGTATTTATATGATATTGAAAGCCCATAATCATTTGTAACTGATATGGTTACAGCAGAATTAAAAGGAACAGTATTATTTGTAGTTGTATCTTTAAAACTTATATAATTTGAAAATGCACTAGGTATTGCAAAATAATAATATCTTTCACTTCCATCTGTAGTAAAAGTTCTAGCTGTAGTTGGAGATGAACTAGCAAATGCGGAACTAAAACCTGTAAAATCTGTTATTGATGTAGAAGCTGACAATCCCCAATAAACTTTATATAACCAATAATAATAATCAATATATTCTGGATTTGAGCCTTGTGTCTGTGAGCCAGATATAGTAAATGACAAAGTAGTTGGAGTAGTATATTGATAACTTGGATGCACCAATGAACGAGGAGAAGCATTATAACTAAATCCAGAATCCATTGTAGTACCGCCAACACCATTAACTTTTCTTACTATTGAAAGACTATTAGGTGTCCAGTTGGCAGTAGGACCTGATGTAGACCAACTTGCATTTATTGTAGAAGATCCTAAAGTTTGATTTAATTCTAATACTGAAGATCCCAAATTTGCAGAAAAAGAACTAAAGGATACTGGTTGATAGGGATACAATATTTTTTCTAAAATTTTAATAGCATTATCACCTACTAAAGTAGATCCTGAAGGCAAACCACCTATAGTAACAAGAGTTGGGTCTGGATCAGTCCATAAAGTTTCAGAACCACCTCCACTCACAGTTCCAATAGGAACTGCAGACTGTGGTATACCATCAACCACTGGAACCATGTATAAAGTGGAGCCTGAAATAAATGCTCCAGTATATCCATAACCGGTTGTTCCAGGAGCACCTGTAGCTCCTGTGGCACCTCTAGCTCCTGCGGGACCTGCGGGACCTGCGGGACCAGGAACAAAAGATCCACTACCATTTCCCCCACCACCTATTATAATATCAGGAGATTGAACTACCGTAATGGAAGGATAGTCCGTTAAAGTTACATTAATTTTTGGATAAGCGTTTGGATCTATAACATCAACCGATGTTACATTTGGTGTAATAGAGAGATTAGAATTGGTATCTGCTCCAGTTACATTTAAGTTTGGATAAGAGTTGGGGCTGTTAACCTCCGATTCGCTCATTACAATTTAGTAACCTCTGGAATAACGTCAATTGAACCTCTCAACAATGTTGTAACATTATTGTTATCATTTGAATTTATAAGTTGTATATCATACTTAGCTGTCTGTTCTGAAGACAATAAAGATGTATATGTGGCACCAACTGAAATATAAATTGTTCCACCAGTTGCTGTAGCTGTAAGACCACCAATTAATCCATCTGGAGCAGAAACAAATGTACGACCAGCAGGAATATAAACAGAATAAGAAGAAATAAGTGTAGATGGATAATAACTTTTTCTTACTTGCATTGATAGTGTAGATCCAGCAAGATTATATGCTGTGCCACCTACACCAGTAAGATACATTGACCACCTTAATGTATCGCCTTGGACAATTGAGACATCATAGTTACTAGCCATTTATACTCCAGATATAATGATTAGAATCATTATTAACTATTTAGTTTGCTCAATTCGGCCATATAAATTTTTTTATTGCTCTCTATTCTTTCCCTATGAAACTCTGGAATATTAGAACTTTTTAGAAGTTTTTTACTTACATCATATCCTAGCTGATATTTTCCAACATAATATGCTGTAGCAGAAATTTCATCTAAAATTCCCCAATCATATACAGAACTATCTACAAATAAAGCATCTTCACCGGGCAGAGGTAAATCTAATCCCTGGATAGCCACCAAAAAAGCATTTTTAGGACGATCAACTTTTCTGTAAAGGCAAGATAAATTATATAAAGACTCGGATCTTGTTGGACGAATATCATATGCTTTTAGATAAGCATCGGCTATATCTTGAACTGGCTTTTGAAGTCTTTCTCGACACATACCTATACGCAACCACGAATAATAAATTTCTTCAATCCATCCACCCATCTCGGTTCTTTTTATATATTCTTTTTCTGCAATTTCATAAAGTTCACAATCAAAAGCGGATTGTGCTGCATAAAATTGTTTTCTAACAGAAGTAGGATCTGTTTCTAAATGTTTTTTAAGAGTAAAATAATCTCTAGCATATTTTTCTCTATCAGAAGAAACTGATTTTGAACGACAACCCTGTGTTCTTGCAATCCACGAATAATTACCTTCTAACTTTTTTAAATTCATTGGTTGTTCACAGCAAGCATATTCGTGTAGTGGTTCTTCATACCACCATTTCTTTTTTGCTAAATTAAATATTTGAGATCTATACCATATATTGCATCCACGACCTAATTTAACAAGATAGCCATCTAAAGAATCATCAAATGATTTAACAGGCAAGTCACCTTCTATATAATCATCAGCATCAATCATTATAGCCCATTTGGTTTTACCATAACAATGTGCCAAAACTTTAGATCTATTTGTTCCAAAATCTTCCCAAGGATGATCTAATATTTCTCCGGGTATTCCTTTACTATCAAAGAATTTTTTTATAATTTCTTTAGTATTATCAGTAGAACCGGTATCAGCAATAATATAATAATTAATAAATGAACTTACACTCTTCAAACAATCTTCAATATTTGAAGATTCATTTTTTACAATCATTGCTAAAGTTAAATTGTACATATTATAGTTTTACAGTCAAATTTTCTGGAATAATTTTTAAAGTTGTCTTTGGTTCTGGAATTTGAATATTTTTCATATTTGCTAAATGTTGTGCTTGTTGTGCATTTGTTTGTGATTGAATTTCGGCAATCACTTTAATATAAGTATTTTTATTATTTTCTACTCTGGGTCTGTGTTCTTCTGGAAGATATGGTTCTGAAAGCAATTTTTCACATGCAGCCAATCCCATATGATATTTTCCAACATAAAATGCAGTTGTGGCAATTTCATCTAATATACCCCATTTATAGTTTGCCATATCTACAAACAGAATATCATTCTGTGGTGGTGGTATAGTAAGACCCATAGATGCCACTAAAAATGCATTTCTTGGTCTTCCATATTTTCTGTATATGCAAGATAAATGATACAAAGATTCTGCACGATCTGGTTTTGTTTCATATGCTTTCATCATTGCATCTGAAATTAGTTCAATTGGTTTTTCAAGAATTGCTCTGCACATACCTACTCTTAGCCAAGAAAAATATACTTCTTCTGGCCATGAACCTAATTCCGCTCTTTTAATATATTCTTCTTCTGCTATATCATACATTCGTGAATCAAATGCGGATTGTGCTGCATAGAATTGTTTTCTTGGTTGATTTGGATCTTCTGCAAGATATTTCTTTAAAATTTCATAGTCATTCTTATACTTTTCAATATCATTTCCAAATTGCCGAGAACGACAACCTTCAGTTCGAACATCCCATGCATAATTACCTTCTAATTTTTGAACATTCATTGGTTGGCGACAAATTGCATATTCGTGCAGCGGTTCTTCATACCACCATTTTGTCCTGCCAATATTGAATAGTTGTGCACGATACCATACAAATTCACCACGTTGAATCTTTACAACGTATCCATCCAATTCGTCATTGAACTTTTCAATAGGAAGAGTTCCAGAGATCATATCATCGGCATCGATCATTAGTGCCCATTGCGCTTTGCCTTCACATGCTTCGATAGCCAAAGAACGGTTATGACCAAAGTCTTTCCATTCATGGTCTAAAATCTCTCCGGGAATTCCCTTGGAATCAAAGAAACTCTTTATAATTTCCTTGGTGTTATCTGTCGATCCTGTATCACAGATTACGTAATAGTTAATGAATGGGGCAACAGATTCAAGACAACGCTGAATATTTGGAGCCTCGTTTTTGACGATCATCGATAAAGCTAACTTGTGCATTTTCATCCTTATGAATTAAAAAATCTACGTAATGATCCGGGATTAAACTTTGGAATAAGTTCCCAGTCATCTCTTTCACCATATTTAATTATCTTTAAACCATTGATAGGCATTTTATCTGCTGTTTTTTCTTTATCAATGATTTCAAGCAGTTCCCATTCTTCAAGCAATTGAATAATGGCATTTCTTCGTTTAATATCTTCTTCAGATACATTTGACGGCAAACCATCAAGTGCAAATAATTCTTTAAAGTGTGCAACTATATACACTCCATTTTTATGAATTAAATGACATGATTGATATAATACTTTTTTGCCTTTTGGTGATACCCCTATACGAGATAAAGTTTCACGGACAACCATAAAATCTTCTTCATCAAATAGTTTTATATGTACACCAACATTATTAAAAATTTTATCCGAAGCTTCTGACATATCACACCCTTATTAAGATTTTGGACCACCAGTATCTAAGGATTTTTTTATTTTATCCAGATCCTCGGGTCCAAGAATATTTAGGACTTCCCTAGCCTTGGATTCTGTGTATCCATATGCTTCTCTAATAAGAGATATATCGTCTTCCGGTTCTTTCTTTGTCCAAGGAGAAAAACGCTTCTTTTTACGAATGCCAAGTCTATGAAAGTCAAACTGGCTCTTGTTGTCTAGCCACGGTACACAATTCATTTCATTAGCATGAAAGATCGTATCAGGAAAATATGATAAACATCGATTTACAACAAATGGTTTATAAAGGCGAACATCAGCCTCATCCTTGTCAAGTAGAGCTTTTTTATCATGATTGATGCTTGAAAGAAAGTCTTTAAGTTTTAGCTCTTCGGGCTTCATCAATTAAACTCGCAGTCCATCATAAGTTGCACGATAAGAGCCATCGTATTGATTTCCTGATCCGCAGCAAATCCAGACTTGTATTGATATTCGGCAATAATAAGAATGGCCTGTGGAATAGAATTGGGCTTCAATGCTGTATATAGTTCTGTGTACAGACGCTTATAGAAATCTGCTGTATTCAGATCCAAGTTTTGAATCACCCACTTGCGGCAAGATGTGAAGTCCTTTGCTTTCATGAAGCCAAGAAGTTCCTTATAGGACTCACTGCTTCCTTGAGCCAGAATACCAACATCAATCTTTCCAGAAGATGCATATTTCTGCAACTCATTAAGAATTCTACGAATGTCTGGAAAATGCTTCTTTACCAGATTTGAAAGAACTTGAGTATCATATGGAATCTTTTCATTATTGAGAATGTATTCAATGCGCTTGAGGATTCCTACTGCAACCTGAGCCTTCTCAGCACTTGGAACGGTAAAGTCAATTCCAGTACACCGAGAGTGCAGAGCATCAATGATCCGATTTTTATAGTTGCAAGTCATGACGAATCTGCAGTTATTTGCAAATTCCTCCATGGCTCCACGCAATGCTGGCTGAATAGACTGTGCATTCGAATAGTCAAACTCGTCCAGAATTACAATCTTTAGTCCACCGTTAAGTGAGACTGTAGAACAATAATTACGAATCTTTGTCCGAAGAGTATCAATACCATTCTCTTCAGAGCAGTTTATTATAATGCTGTCGGCACCCAAATCGTTTGCCAAGGCACGGGCAACCGTAGTTTTGCCCGTGCCTGCCTTGCCGTATAGCATCATGTTTGGAATCGTACCTTCCTTGATCATGCCGTTGAACACAGTGGCAAGATCAATAGGAAGAATACAATCAGACAGTGTTTTAGGGCGATACTTTTCGACCCAAAGTAGATTAGTCACATCAGACACGATTAACCCCGCTTGATAGCGATGTAGTAAGAAAGATCCAAACTCTTGTGCGTAAACTTAGAAATAATAGTGTCAGTCAATTCGACACTATATGAACCGGGAATGAACTTCATTTCTGAAACATTGACCGTTCCCTCAAAGTCCTTGCCGGTATAATTTTCATCAATGACAATTTCAAAACTATTGCTTGTGCTCTGTCCAGAGTCGTCTACGCTAATAGTGAACTTGCCGTCACCACCAACCATACGAAGATCACTTACCTGAAGCACACTGGAAGCCTTAAGAATCTCGTTAAGATCCTTTTCATCAAGCTCAAAGCGTGTAACAGTCGCAGGCATCTTGATCTCTCTGGTAGGAACCGTGAGCAGGCTTGGTTCGGAATAGTAATATGTAACGCTAGACCGACCATTAGTAATCACGACATGAGTGTCATGAAACTCAAGATCAGGATTGTTAAACATGCTAATGATACCGAGGAACTTATTTAGATCCCAAATAGGAATATCAATATCAAAGTCCTCAGTTACCTTTGCCTCAACATAGATGTTCTTACCAGCCGAAACCGTCTTCAGGATGTTTCCGGGTTGAATAAGAATGTTTGAGTTAATGGCTGCAAAATTCTTTAGAATGTTATAGGTTTCTTTGCTTAGACGCATTTTTGTCATAGTACTCATATAAATCTTTCTGTAAATTAATCAAAATCTTTACGATAAACACTATCGTTAAGTTGCTGTTTCTGTTCGTGTCTATTGCCGCGAACATTTCTCTTCTGTTGCTTCTTGCTCAGGCCAGTAGGCTTGTTCTTGCGGCGATTCTTAAACTTTTCAAAACTTTCTTCGTTCATAGTTCTATTATAACTCCAAAATAGGATAATACAAATATATTTATACCTGAACCTTGATTTTTGAAAAATTATTCTTCTTTTCAAATTGCAAAGTTTGGTCAAATTTGTCAACCAGTGCATCAGCTTTGTGGCTAATGATGTAAATTGAACATTTGTTCTTCATCTTATTCAAGATCTTCATAAAGGCTTCCGTACCTGCTGCATCCAAAGATGAATCTAGAATTTCGTCAAAGATCAATAGATTGCAGTTAAGGCTGTTCTTCATCTTGGCAACCTCACGCCAAGTCAGCAGGATCGCCAAGTCGATGCGTTGTTTCTCTCCCTCAGAGAAAGAGGAATATGAGAATGCATCTCTGTATCGTGACTTGATGGTCTCCTTGAATTCCTCATCGATTGTGAAGTCAACATAGAGATTAAGCTTTCCGAGGAACTTGTTGACGAGTCCATTGATGATGGGAACATAATGTTTGATAATGCGGCTCTTAAGCCCCCCATCTTTGAGGATATCATAAACAACATCATAGTGAATTTGTTGAGAGATAAAAGATTCAAGTTTTTTGGCAATATCATTTTTCTTTTTTTCAGATTCTTCTAGGTTTATCAAGAAACTATTTAAATTATTGGCTGCTTCCTTTTCCTTCTTTTCTTTTTCCAAAATTTTCTTATTGGATTCAGCATTTCCAATTTTATAACTAAGTGCATTAATATCATTAGATAGGATCTCTAATTTATTATTTACAATTTCAAATTCCGTCTTTAAACTTTCAAGTTGGGTTTCTTTAATTCTGGCAGTTTTTAGTGCATTAAATAATTCTTCTGCTTTAGCATGTTTTTCTACTTTATGTTTTTGATGCTGTTCTTCTGGTAAAGTTTGGCCACAGCACTTACATGTTGTACTTGTTTCTAAAGATTGTAATTCTTCCAATAAAGTTGTATTTAAAGTTTCAAGTTTTACTAACATTGATGGAACTTCTTTTAAATCATCAATTTTTTGTTTTATTTTTTTTAATTTTATTGAAGTTTCAGAATAATTTTTTATATGTTTTTCTTTTATTGGATTTAATTGTAATATTTCATTAAAATAAGTTTGAATTCTGTCTTCCAAAATTTTAATATCATCAGCATTACTAGTTTTTACTTGATCAATAAATTCTTTTTGAGACTTGATTTTTTCATGAGCAATCTTGACTAAACTTTCATGTTCACCGATAGACACCTTCAAAGAACTAAGTTGTCCCTTTACATGTTGGTTCATGTCTGCCAAGATATCAAGATCCAGAAGACCTTCAATGATCTTACGGCGTTCCGAAGGAGTCAACTGCATAAATGGTATGAAGTTGGACTTACCGAGAATAACAACCTGCTTAAAGGCTGCATAATCAAATCCAAGAATATGTTCTTCAAACATTTCTTGGTAATCTTTTGACTTAGCATTCTGGTCAATCATATCCCCATCTTTAATAATTTCAAAGATCTTTGGCGATAGGCCACGACGAACCAAGTAATGAGATCCTGCCTTGTTGAACTCTATCTCAACTAGGCAATTCTTGCCATTAACGGTGTTTACAAGCTGCGGTATATTAATGGGTCGGAAGGGCTTTCCAAACAACCCAAAGCACAGGGAGTCCAATAGCGCAAAAGACTTGCCATGTCCGTTGGTACCCGTGACTAGCGTGGTCTTATGATTATCTAGTTTAATCTCTGAAAAATTTGTGCCAAACGATCCAAAATTTTTAAACCGAACTTTTAAAAATTCAATCACTCTTCATCCTTTGATAGTGCACTATTATACGCTTCATCTATGATCCGTGCAAGAAACTTCTTGTCAATAGACTTTTCCTGAATAGTCTCAAGTTCTTCGTGTAGAAGTTGGAGAGTATCCTTATGAACATCTACAGCCACTAGTTCAGGATTTGCAGTTACCTCTTCGGTCACTGCCAATTCTGCCACGCCTGCTTCATAGAACTTATCCATGTATTTTTCAAAACTCGCAGCCTTCGTGCGCTTCTTGATAAAAATTTTGACATAGCAATCCTTGAACTTTGAGTATTCAAGTTTTTCTGGTTCGTCTTCATTATAATCAAGCGTATAGAATAACTTTTTGTTATTTTCGACAAATACCAGTTCTCTAGCCAAAAAGTCAAATACGTGGAATCCCTTCGGTTCCCAAACATCTGAGAAAGCCATCTGGTATTGCGTCCCCAGATAATGAATATTGTCACGAGTGGACTTAATATGATAATGTCCAGTAAGAACGTATTCAAACTTGTCGAAGTGTTTGGGGTCATATCCTTGCTCTATAAAGATACCACGAATACTCTGAAAGCCAAATAATTCCAGATGTCCCATGAGAAGAGAGCATGTAGTGTTGGTAATAAATTTTGCTGCCTGTCCTTCATTTTCTGGATTGATCCATGGTAGAAGAGCCACACAACCTGCTGAGGTTTGAATCTCGGTAGGTTCAGAATAGATTTCCCAGTTTTGGTATGGTGCAACTAACTCATGCAATGAGTTTACATTATTATTGTTGCGGTAATAGGTATCATGATTGCCACAAATGGCAATGCATTTTACTCCCATATCTCTAAGAGGTTCAAAGAACCTAGTTCTGACTTGATGTAGTGTCTTAAAGTTTATATACTTTCTACGGTCAAAAACATCTCCCAGATGGAAGATGGTTTTGATATTATTTTCCTTCAGATAAGGAAACAACTGTTCTTCGAAGAACGATAAAAAGTATTCAAGTACGATAGGTGAATCCGCTTTATAGCCAAAGTGGGTATCGTTAAGAATTACTGCTTTCATATATCTTTCTGGTTTCATTTTTATCAATCAAATGATGAACTAAAAATTCTTTTTTTGCAATTTCAATATCTTGTTTCACCATCATTTCAGCAAGTTCAAAAACAGATACTTTTGGTTGCCAGTTTAATACTTGTCTTGCCTTGGTGGAATCGCCAAGAAGCTGATCAACTTCTGCTGGACGATAATATCTTGGATCAATAACAACATAATCTTTATAATTTTTGCCAATCAAACTAAATGCATAATCGCAAAAGTCTCTAACAGATATCATTTTACCTGTTGATACCACATAATCATCTGGTGTATTTTGTTGCAGCATTATCCACATGGCTTCTACATAGTCACCAGCATAACCCCAATCTCTAAGAGAATCAAGATTTCCAAGTCGAAGTTCTTTTTGTAAACCTTGACTAATTCTTCCTACGGCTCTAGTAATCTTTCTAGTTACAAAAGTCTCACCTCTTCGTGGGCTTTCATGATTGAACAAAATACCACAAGAAGCATGCATATTGTAACTTTCTCTGTAATTCACCGTCATATAATGACTATAGGCTTTGGCACAACCATATGGAGATCTGGGATAAAACGGAGTAGTTTCTCTCTGAGGAACTTCTTGAACTTTACCAAACATTTCACTACTGGATGCTTGATAATATCGAATTTTGTTTCCAGTATGATCTTGGTATGAACGAATTGCTTCCAATACATTTACTGTGCCAATCGCATCTACTTCTCCAGTGTATACTGGCATGTCGAAAGATAGCCTTACGTGGCTCTGGGCGGCAAGATTATAAATCTCGGAAGGATTATATTTAGACAAGATATTGTAAATACTTGTAAAATCATTCATATCTCCATAATGAAGAAACAAAGTTTTATTATAGACTTCTGGATTTTGAATATGGTGTTCCAGTCTTCCAGTATTAAAAGAAGAACTTCTACGAATCAATCCATGTACTTCATATCCCTTTGAAATCAATAAGTCCGCAAGATAACTTCCATCTTGACCAGAAATTCCTGTAATGAGTGCTACTTTTTTCATATATCTAATGAATCCTTTTTAACTTTCTTTTTTCTTTTTGTTTTCTTTGGGCTTAACATTTCATCAAAACGTTCCATGTCAAGATCTGTCAAGCCAAAGAAATCTCTTCTACCAATATCAATTCCCGCATAGGTTTCATTGAACCAGTTATGGAAATCTTTATCATTTTGCTGTTCTGCAAATTTATACTGAGTATACTTTTCTCGTTTTTCTTTGTTTATTATACGCACAAAAGAAAACCAGCAAATCTGTGTCAAGTATCCGAATGGACTTGTAGACTTGCTGGGATCAAAGTTATCAATATATGTGACACAGTTTAATACTGCATCTGATACCATTTCTTCTCTATATGGATAATTTGCAAAATTAGGACGATAAGAAAGGCGAGATGCAATTTTAAGAATGCATTCGCCTATGAAATCTGGTAACTTTGGTTTTTTGCGGCCAGCATTGTCTGCGTCAGCAGACTTTTTACGATATTCTACTAAAGCATCATATAACTCTTGATTACTTACGTAATCAGCATCTGATGCTTTCTTTTTCTTTTTAGGTTGTTTCACAAAAGTAATTTACAACAAAATAAAGTAAAATCAAGCAATAATTATTGATTATTTAAAAGATACTGTGCCATTTTTTTTGTTGTTAAATTATTTTTACAATGTGTTGTTATTGCATTTAATAAAAGTTTATATTGCTGTTCATCAAAAAGAAGATCATCTATAATAATTTGTGGCGTATTATTTATTATTTCCATTTTTACACCTTTTAAATTTTTTACTTCAATTAATAAATCTTTTGGTAAAAATTGCAAAGTATTTTGGGGACAATTTTCTATATCCAAAAACCAAGGAATACAATTATTAAATATAATTTCATAATGTCTTAAACAGTCCCAACCACCTTTTTTGCATGTAAATGCAAAAAGTGATTCATTATAGTCTTTATAATAATCTTTTTCATTATTAAAAATATAAGTTTCCAGTTTTCCGGGTATAACCGTAGCGTTTGTTTTTATTTTATTATAAATGTTATTTATTTTTTCTTCTGGATAACAAAAACTTATTGGTTTTAAATTTGGATGATATTTATCTAATTCTCTTTTATAATAATTAAATCTCCACACCATATCTAAATCTAGATTTGTATGATCTTCACCATCTAAAGATATACAATTATTTTTACTTTCAGTTGCTGCATAAAAATATGATTTATTTCTATGAATAGAAGACCATATTATTAAATCAAAATATCTATCTCGTATTTTTTTAAAAATATCTGTTCTATCAACATCTATGTCTTCCAATGTTCTAAAAATAGTAAATCCTTTTCCATAGGAAGTCATTTCAGATTCTGGATGGGCATTACTATACATATAATCAGTTTTTGGAATGTCTACGACGTTGCCTCCATGTATGCTTCTTAATCCATGAAATATCATGTCTGACAAATAATCAGGTGCTCCTGAATTTATATAAAGTATTTTCATTGTTTTTCTAAAATAGTTAAGCCACTAGAATGAGTATATTCAAATATTTTTTTCCATTGTGAATTTTCTTCTAAAAATTCATCTATAGCTGGATTTATTCCCTTTAAGTTTGTATTCAAACTATCATCTAAATTTTGACCATATGTGCCAAACATTTCCGTATCATGAAAAATTAAATATTTTTTTACTTTATGTGCATGCCTATTTAATTCACCTTTTACTTGATTGTATTCATGATACGTGTCAATAAAAAGAATATCTGTTTCTTCTATATCAACTTCTAATGTATTTCCTTGAATAAATTTATAATCAATTCCATTTTCTAATGCTAATGCATAAACTTCATCTAAATTTTCATTGTGTTTATTTGGATGTTCTAAATCTACGGAGACCATTTTATTTGGACAACCATATAAAAAAGCCCAAGTGCTAACAATTTTTCTTACACCAAATTCTGTTACAGAATCTACTTTTGATGCAAGCAATGCTAAAATAGGCAAATGTTCGAAAATATCTGAACGAGTATAAAGTTTTGATAAAAATTTATATTGTAAATTAATTGTTGGTATTTTGTTATTCATTTTATATATTTACCTTTATGTAATAAACATTATCATATATTTTTTGTTTGTCAATAATATTATAAGATAATATTGTTAATCCTTTCAATTTTATTTTTTTGTTTAATTAATTATTTTTTCCAAAAAGAATATATTCCTTTTTCTAATTCATAGGAATCCCATTCTTTTCTTTTTTTATTTGGTTGAAGTTTTGCCCAGTCCCACATGATTTTAAGACCATCTTCAAGTGATGTTTTTGATTCAAAATTAAGTATGTTTTTAATTTTTTCATGAGATACCCATGCATGTTTAACTTCATGCCGGCCCTCAAGATAAACAATTGGATGATTTCCCACTACTTTTAATAATGTGTTTGCCGCTTCATTTATGGTTACTTTGGTATCACCACCCATATTAAAAATTTGTTTAGAACATTCTGGTAGTACTGCAGTTTTCCAAAAATACGGCAAACAATCATCTATGTAACTAAATGCACGTTCTTGATTACCATCACCATATATTGTTATTGGGTGACCATTTAAAACATTATACATCCATATTCCTAAAACATTTCTATATTTGTCCCATATATTTTGTTTTATTCCATAAACATTATGTGGTCTAATTATACACCAATCTAATCCATGCTGTTCGCCAGCAATTTTCAAATCCATTTCACATGCATATTTTGCAATACCATATGGATCAATTGGATTGGGGATATAACTTTCTTTAAATGGTGGTTCAGCATTACCGTAAACAGCCATAGAAGATGTAAATACAAATCTTTTTATATTATGTTTTATAGATTCATTAATTAATCGTGCAGTTGATATTAAATTATTTTCATAATTAAATTTTCTAATAAAAGGACTTAATCCCTCTGCAGCATATGCTGCTAAATGAAAAACATAATCTGGTTTATGATTTTTAAATATATTTTCTAGTTTATCAGATGATGACAAATTAATTTGATAAAAATTAATTTTATCATTAACATTTTCTATATACCCACCACTCAAATCATCTATACCAATTACTTCATGATCATTGACCAAATAATCCGCCAATCTAGAACCCAGCAATCCAGCCACACCAGTTATTAAAATTTTACTCATTTTTTATTTCCTCACAAGATGGATATATTTATCAATGTTTTGTAAAAGATAATCTGGATATGAATCATCTATATTTACTGTTTTTGCTTTCATTTTTCTAAAAAATAAATCTTGATCCAAACACTCCATGTTATTTTCTATATTAGAACGTACTTTATCTGTGTTGTATTCTTGATGGGCATATGCATTTAATTTTTCAATAATTTTTTCTTTACCACCCAAAAAACTAAAATGCCAACCACCATTTAAGATTTTTATTGGATTTATACCTGTTAATTGTTGATTTCTTATATTATTTACATTTAACTGTTTAAATAACCAAAATGAAGAAACTCTAGTTCCATGCCATGATGTATTACCAAAATAATCTTCTTCAATATAATTATTTAAATAATAATAATAAAAATTTTGCATTAATATTTGCAAATTATCTTTTGTTACATTTTTAATTACATTTGATAAAATTTTTGGATTAGGAATTTCATCTATATCACTAATCATTATAATATCTTCATCATTGCATTCTTTTAATGGATTCAAAATAGAATTCTTTTGAAAAATTTCTCTAGCTGCAGTCGAATATTCTGGTGGAGAATCATCAACAATAGAATAAATTATTTTATCTTTAAATTTATCAAATTTAGAAAAATTATTTTTAAAATATAATTCTTTTTCTTTTCCTGTAAATGTATGTGTACACTCTGAAATTACAAAATAATCAACCATATTATATAACGTATTTAATCTTATTTCTAATAATTCTAATTCATTAAAAAATGGAAAACAATCATATATTTTCATAATATCTCCTTAAAATTTTTATTAAAAATATTTTTTGCTTGATCTAATAAATTAGAACCATGAAAACCAAATTTATTATTTAAATTATTATCTTGTCCTGGTATTTCTCGTTCTAATCCCCATTTTAAACCAATTTCTAACGGTGCATATTTGCAGCCGCTATAAATAAAATGTTGTCTCGCCAAGTCACAAATCACAGCATCTTCATTATGTTCGACATAAGGTAATTTTGTAGCTGCATATAATAATTTTTTTGATCTAAAAGAAAATCCGCCATTTCCAACATATAAAGGAAACCATGGCCAGGGTGAGCCAATATAATCATAATTATAAAATTCGTCAGTCCATAAATTTGGATTTAAAATAAATCCATCTGGTTGCATCCAAATACTAAAATCTGATTGTAAAAATGGATATATATTTTTAAGACAAAAATTATTATATTCACCATAACTCATCTTATTTATCTGCAATCCCTTTATGTTTTTAACATCATTTATGGGATTTACTGAAAAATGTAAAATAGAATGAAATGATATTTTTGATGACAGTTTTTCAATTATATAACGTATATCGGTAGTATCTTTACCAATACCATCTATAAAAACTGCTGTAATGTTATCTAATATTAAAGTCATAATTATATTTTTTTATGTACCCATACATTTTCATTAGCATAATAATCATAATGTGGTAGTACTTCTTTAACGGCTTTGCTTACATCATCCCAAGAAAAATCGTGTCCCGCAAGAATGCCATTATTTTTAACTTTTGGCAACCAGTTAAGTATATCGTTTTTTATATCTTCGTATTCGTGGCTGGCATCTATATAAACAAAATCTAATGAATTATCGGCATAGAGATTACATGCATCCAACGATAACATTCTAATAGGATTAATAATATGTTTAACTGGTTCTATATTTTTTAAAAATTCACTATATAATGTATCTTCTTTTACAAAGATGTCATTAATGTGTTCAACTGATCCTTTCCATGTATCTATACAATCAAACTTTATTTTTTTATTAGAATTATGAATTTCGACAGCCATATATGCAGCACTTCTTCCTTTCCACGACCCTACCTCAACAAAGTGTGCACCATCAATAGCTTCATTAACCATAGAACTATAAAATATTGGATATGTAAACCAGTCTTCGCCTATATTATGATAAAAGTGTTCCATTTGTTTCCTTTATTTGCAATTTTATTTTAGCCTGCAATTCAATTCCATTTAAATCATATCTATTCAAAAAATCACCTGTATGCGTATATGAAAAATTTGATGTATCGTCTAAATAAAAATAATCATTTAAGTTTACTGGGCAAGTACATTCAAAATCTTTTAATCTTGTTATAATGTTGTCTACTGGACCATCATAACCATTTTCTTCTATATATGAGCATAGTTTTTTTGCACCAGTTTTTGTAATACAATATGCCGCCATTCCTTCACAAATATAGTTTTTTTCTGTATTAATAATTTTTAAATTATGGTCCCATTCTGCTGTGGGAAGAGTTTCAATGTACTGGTTTTTATTTTGATAATGGGCGGTGACTGCTTGGAGATACAGAAAATCCAATTTACTATAGTCAAATTTAGATAAATTTGAAATTATATGTTCTGATGATGGTAAACAATCATCCTCACAAATAAGATATACTTCGTTTTCTGCATCAATGCAAAGATCTTTCCAAATCTTATAGTGTGCCATTAATGCTGCAATCTCACCAAATCTTATCCAAGATCTGTTGGTATATTTTAATAAATTTGTATGATTAATATCAAAGGTTTTTCCTGCATAAATGTATGATGGAATAGACTTATTAAATACTATATCTAATTCAGATACTCCATTTACAATCATGTAATTGATATTACAAGATTTAAAGTTTTTTTCAATTTTTGCATGTCTTTCAACAGCACTAGGTAGTGTAATTACTAAAGTTTTCATAAACTAATTGTATCTTTCAATTGTTGTTTTATATTTTCAAATGATTGTTTAATATTATAGCTAAAGAGCGGGGCATTTTTTATTTTTTGATAAACTTCTTCATTTGAATCGACATATTTTACATATTCTAAACATTCTTCCATAGAAGAGAAATGATTAGTATAGATAAATGATTCTGGATTAAAATCATGCAAAACATAAGAGTCACCCCAATATATTGGTATGCATCCTGCTGTCTTGGCTTGTAAAAATTTTTCAGTTACATATCCAGTTTTATATGTATTTTCAAATGCCATTGCAAATTTAAATGGACATATTGCATCATATTTTCTTAATTGATTTCTGTCATGGTCACCGTTTCCAAATGGTAATCCAAATCCAACTGTTGATTTGTATGTAGATAATAAATTATAAAAGTCTACTCTATTTTTATGAATTGCGGAAAATGGAGCAATACAAAAATGTTCTTTTGTAGTATTAAACCATTTATTATTTTGCAATTCTTCTGGCAAAACCGCAGGAATTGGATTTTTTTGATTTTGAAGATTATAAAAATTAATATAGATATACCAAAGAGGCATTCTAATATTTTTTAAATCTGTTCTAGTTGGATCAAAAGATAAATGATAGTCACCATCCTGATATTGAACTGGCTTTGGTTCTGCCATAAATGTCAAAATCTTGGTCTTTGTTCTATCTATTTCAGGAGGAACATAATTTTCTGCAACTAAACAAAGATTGCAGTCATTTACATTATTTGTAACAATTAATTCATCTTTATAGATGTCCTGCAACATTGATATAAAAATATTTTCATCATAGTTAAAATCTGGCCAAAAATTATGTATACTTAACTTTATCATTAATGCTCTCGTATATAAAATCATCTGCTGTTTTTAATTTTTGCAGATTATTAAAATTATTATTAATTGCTAAAAACATTGAAAAATACAAATCTGGAGTCAATAAATCAAATGACTTTAGATCATCTATAAAAATAATTCCATTCAAATCAAAATCCTCACCTATAGACTTGTCACCATAATATATAGGTATAGTTCCTGTTGCAAAACAGTCTGTTACTTTTTCAGTATAATATTTGGGATAAATGCTGTTTTCAATTACAATAGAAAACATATAGTCTTTTAAACCATCTAATTTATCTGGAATAAATTTATAATCTCTACCAAAAATATGATCTTTAAACTGTGGATCATTTTTTAATTTTTCAAATAATTCTATTCGTTTATTGTGCCCAGAAGTAAATTGTTTAAAACTTGTTATATACGAACAGAGTTTTGTTTTTTGAAAAATTTCATGTGTTTTAACCCATGGCATATTTGAAGAAGGTGGATTATATTTAAAAAACTCAGGATCAATATCAATAATCCTTTTATCATTTGTAAAAATATTTTTATATCTAAGTTTTAATGCATCTTTATTAGATACAACTTCCGTAATTAGATTAAATATAATCTCAGATGATTCTCCAAGCCATCCATATCTTAGACCAGTATAACCATCATTTATATTTTTAAATATAGAAGAATCAAAATAAACAACTGGCGATCCGTCTGTTGGATACTCATTAAAAATCCATTTAAAATTTTTTGGTGGATTATTTAAACAAGAACCAATTGTAAATGCATCTGTAAAAATATGAAGTTTGTTCATATAACAATCCAATCTTTGCAATATATATCAGACCAATTTTTTGGCATTTCAGGTGCATCTCCAAACCATCGGCTCGGTGCAATTACTTTTTTACTTTCAGATAGCCATGCTCCCCACCAACTAAATGAACTATTTGCAATTATATGGTAATCACATAGTGACATAGTGCACAGGTCTATATTCTGATCATTAGTTTCTGTAATAAAATATTTTCTATCCAATAAATTTAATACTTCCGTGGCCAAGACAGGCTCGTCGCTAAATGCTATAAGTAACAAATCATCTGGAAGATGACTTAATGCTTCTTTATAGTAATCAACATTACATATAGGATGTTTATCAGTTAAATTTTTATAATCACCAAATCTTAAATGTATTGAAATAACTGGTTTATGGGATATACTTCTTATGTCAAAAGATTTTTGTACTATATCTTTTTGAAAATTAAATTCATTAAGTAGCTGTTCTCTATAATCAACAAAATATTTTTCACTTTGAAAATAACCAATTATATCAGTATTATCAGGTATCCCAAAAATACCTGCATTATATGTAAAATTTCGTTCTTGTGCTCTATGAATGCTTTGTATATCACTGCTATCTTTTGCAGATAGATTCGGAAAAGCCTGATCTAAACAAAAATTTAAATATGGATTATCAGATTTAACTTTATATGGAACTCCAAATTCATAACCACGTGTTTTGGCAATAGCAAACAATGTTGCATATTGAAACATTTGGTTTCCCATACGACCATATAAACCCATATTATTATATGTAATCATTCAGGGAATTCCGTGTTTCTATCCTCTAATCCGCAATCAGTAAAACCTTGCCATTTATTAGCATTTTCTCTATCATTTGATTGATAGAACAGTGGCTGATTTGTTGCATAAACTCTTTGAGAAAACTGAATTTGTGCAGTTCCCATATCCCAAGGTTGTTGTAATACATGCAAACAATGATTACCTATATCAGCCATATTTTGTTTATATGTAGGAGTAACATATAAGATTGCATGTGCTGCAAGTATTCCACCAATTCTTAAATAATTTTCATTATATCTTTTTGAAGCATAATATCTATTTCCAGTAGATACGCCGAGATATACACCATCACTATCATCTGGAATATCAATAATTGGATTAAAATTTTCTGCAAACTCAACATCATCTTCTAAAATTAGAAAAGGTGTGTTATATTGCGGTGATTCAAGTATATCAATATGAGATTGACCACAACCCATAAAATGGTAAATTGATTGTGGAGTTCCCTCTGGGGGAGGGATAATTAAACCAGATTTTCTATGAGTATTTTTAAACCCATATTTTTCAAATCTTGACTTCATAGTTTCTGCATTTTTTGTAGCAGAATCTAAATTTATCCAAATAACTGGTATTTCTCGTAAATCAATAATCATAAGACCTCACAGTAAATATAATACATCATATAAAGATGTCAAGTTATTTAGTTGACTTTTTCCTAAGGTACTTTATACTACAAACCAAATGAATCTAGAAGACCTCAAGAATAATATTACTAAAGATTCCCAAATAGACTCTACAGAATTAGGTGTAGAGGCTCTTAAGATACCTCAAGTTCACGCCAAGTATCTCAATATGCTTACAGACTTTAAATTACTTTTGACCAAGCACCAAAATGAATACGCAATTCAAAGATTGCGTAAATGGAAAATATTAACTGGTAAAGCGTCCAAAGAAGAATTGGAAGCGTGGGGAGAAGAACCATTTGATTTGGATCTACTCAAAACTGATGTAGAAAAGTTCATTGAGGGTGATCCTAAGATTGTTGAATTGAAGTCAAAGGTGGCTGTCAATGAGATTAAAGTCAAGATGGTTGAGGAGTTTCTAAAGGCCATCAACAATAGAAACTTCAACATCAAGTCTGCCATTGACTGGCAAAAAATGATGAACGGCATAGTATAAATATTATGTGGATATTGAAGTTGAATCTGTAGATGAAGTTCGTTACTACATCAAAGCAGAAAAAGGAATTAAACAAGAATTACGAGATTATTTCTCGTTCATGGTACCCGGTGCCCAGTATATGCCCATGTTCAAACGGCGCATATGGGATGGAAAGATTCGGTTATATGATATACTTACATCCACTCTTCCTCGCGGTCTAAAAACCTATCTTGATAAGTTTTCTCAAGATCGTAAATATTCATTAAATATTAAAGAGAATAGGAATCCTTTATGTATAAAGGAAACACAGCTTGCTCAATTCTACGATACCCTAGCGGTATCGGTAAAGAAGAAACCCGTCCAGATGCATGCGCATCAGCAGCAAGCAATTATGCATGCTTTGAACCATCACAGATGCGTATTGATTTCTCCTACTGGTTCGGGCAAAAGTTTGATAATTTACGTCTTGGTCCGCTTTCTACAATCCGTCTTATCGCCAAATCGAAAAATTTTGATTCTCGTACCAACAGTTGGTCTCGTGAATCAAATGGATTCTGACTTTTTTGATTACTCTTCTCAAGATTCATCTTGGTCTTGTAAAAAATATATTCACAAAATATCGGCTGGCATAGATAAAGATACCAATAAACAGATAGTAGTCTCTACATGGCAGTCAATATACAAACTACCAAGAGAGTGGTTTGACCAGTTTGATGCTATATTCTTTGACGAGTGTCATCAAGCCAAAGCAGAATCAATCAATATGATTGGCCAGAAGCTTGCTAAGGCTTGGTTTCGTATTGGTACTACAGGAACACTAGATCAAGCACAGGCACATAGACTAAGCATCGAAGGTATTCTTGGTCCCGCTATACAGTTCATTCAAACAAAAAACCTAATGAACAAGGGATTGCTTGCTACTATTGGAATCGACTGTATTCTGTTGCAATACACTGACGAAGAGAAGCAACTGCTCAAAAAACAAAAATATCCTGACGAATTAAAGTGGATTATAACTAATAATAAGAGGAACGAATTTGTCAAAGAACTTGCCCTCAAAACCAAAGGCAACACGCTCGTTCTCTTCAATTACGTCGAAGATCACGGGAAGCCTCTCGCCGCTCTCTTGGAGTCAGCAAAAAGCGGTAGACCAATATATTTCATCTCTGGAAAAACAGAAGCAGATACAAGAGAATATATTAGAAAAGTCGTTGATACGGAAAGAGATGCTATACTGGTTGCGAGTTATGGCACTACTAGCGCTGGTATCAACATTGTTAATATCGACAATATTATTTTTGCCTCGCCTACTAAATCTATAATTAGATTGTTACAGAGCATTGGTCGTGGTCTAAGAGTATCTGCCAAAAAGAAGACTCTCAAAGTTTTTGACATTGTAGATGATCTATGCTGGCTGAAACACAAGAACCATATCTTTCGTCACTTTGAAGAACGTATAAAAATATACAAAAAAGAAAAGTTTGATCATAAGATTTTTTCTATGTCTTTAAAGGACAGCATAAAAGATAAATAATAGTGAAGGGAGGACATATACATGTCCGAATCACTTCCCGAGAATTCTTTTGGCGGTGTATTGCGAGTTGTTAAGCTTACTTCAGGTGAAGAAATAATTGGTATGGTCAATGAGGCTTACACCGATAGAATTTCAATTAAACTTCCTGCTCGGCTTGAAGCATATGTTGTTCGTGATGAACAAGGCGAATTGGTAGAATACGTCAAACTAACAAATTATCTTTCCAATATTCGTGGTCATGAAATTTCTCTAACACGCAATGTCATAGTTTATATTGGAGCACCTACTCTGGAATTAGAGAAGATGTATGAGATCTATTTTATGACAATGCAGACAGATCCCAAAACTGTAGTTTCATCTCTCCCCGATGATATGAAGTTTGCACATGAATCTGGTCTTCAAATGTTAAATGATTTATTCACAAATGAAGATTTTGTAAATTTTGTCAATGATCTGATAGATAACTTTGAAGAAGCTGAAATTTTACTAGATGAGAGTGACGAAGAAGATATATTGTCAAACGAAGACCAAGAATCCCCTATAAACGAACCACCTCCAGAAGAGCCTGCACCCCAACCCAAGCGCAAGAAGCGCCGTAAAGTCAAGCCTGAGCAAAACAAATTACCATTTGACCCAAATCTGCCCCCAGAGAACCCTGAGAGCTGGTCTGACAACCCCACCGACTATCTTTAAGTAAGTATGGCGGGGGGATTAGGTGATATTGTATAATACGAATATTTAAATTTGCAATTGGCTTTTTGAACAATTGCATCACTATTGTCAGATTGAAAATTCAATCCACTCAAATATATTGGAACAATATTTGTAAAAGTTATTGTTATAGGGCTGTTGTTAGCAAGTCCAAACGGACCTGTATAAATGCTCAGGGTTCCTGTAATATGCCAGGTTTGATAATCAATATTATATTCAGTATCATTTTCAATATTTGTAATATTTCGAATCCATGAGTATATGGAATTCCAATTTGTCATATTTTCATCAACAATGAATTCCACTGCCAGAGGTTCAAATCCAGCAACCATACTTGGAACTGGAATTGTAGTACCCAAAGTAGTTGGTTGAACTAGATCTGGAACAGAAATGCCGGGAAGGTTTGCTCTCTGACACATAAGTTCCAGTTGGCTAGTACCTCTATTAAATTTAAGAGTAAAGTAATTATTGTAAAGTGGATTGGTATTACTTGAGCAGGTTGCCATAGAAATATTTATGGATAAAAGAAAACCCTCCCAATTTCTCGGGAGGGTTTTTGAACTTACGCTATCAACTAACTTCTAATCAAGTACCGTTACCGTGGAGGTTGGCAACTTGGGTTAGACGGTAGTATTGATTGATACCAGGGCTTAGGGTTTCACCATCTGGAGCTCTGTTGCTATTGAGAACGAATGGGTTAGCAACAACACCATAACGGGTCTTGAACGCAATACGTGGTTGGAAAGTATTGGGATCAACTGCACGAACCATTTGGAGAGGAACGTATGGGCAGTAGAAGATACCTGCGTCATATGGACTCTCACCCTTATAGCCAGCAACGAAGAAGTTGGCACCAAGTGGGGCATATGGATCGATGTAAACACGGATCTTACCACTTAGGATACCAGCAAAAGTTGCTTGAGTATCATCAACATTGAGTTGAGGAGCAATGGCTGGGCTGAGGCTCATGAAGCCAGACATGGCGAGGGCAGCTGCGGTATCGCTATCGCAGATGATGAAGTTTCCCTTACCACGGCGGGTTTCCTTGGCGATTGCATTGCACTCGCGCTCGATTTGGAAGCTGAGACCACGGAAGCGTTCAGCAGACCAACGACCATCTGAGTCAGCAACAAGATTATAAACACCCTTATTGCCGATATCTGGTTGTTGGCTACCAGCTCTAGCAACATAATAAATGGTGCGAACGATCTCGCGGTTGATTTCAGCAAGAATTTCTGTGCTGAGAAGATTGGCGAGTTCGGCTTCAGCATCGAGACCGTGGACGGCCTTGAGGTCTTGTGCCAATTCAACAGAGTAGTTGCTGCTTAGAGCGCGAGTACGAGCTTGAACAGCAACACGGTCGATTGAGAAAGACATTTGGTTAAAGGCAGTGTAAGGAGAAGTTCCAGCTGCACCTCCACCGATACCTTCACCAAAGTTTGTCAAGATACCACGTAGAGCATTGAAGGAATTTATGCCGTTAGTGGAGTAACCTGCGGAGGTATAGTTAATACCACCAGAGAATCCAGGAGCATAGTTCCATCCAGCGCTTAGACCGTAACCACCGGTAATACCAGCGAATGATAGACCAGCGAGGGTATATCCTGAACCACCGTATACTGGTTGTGGTTCTTGGAACATGGCTTCGGTGTAATTGTTATTGCCATAAGTGGTGCCGGGGAAACCAGCGCCATATTGCGAACGCATCGCAAAGATGAGGCCGGTTGGGGCAGTCATGGGTTGAACGCCGCAGATGTCGTATGCCATGAGATTTGGCATGGAACGACGAACGAGGCTGATTAGAACGGGATCATAACCAGAGACGGCACCAGTGTTGTAACCGGTAGAGGTGGCGGGACCACCGAGATTACCGGAGCTCATATCCTCAGCGAGGTGTTGGCTACGAATGGCTTGCTCTTGGTTTTCAAGAAGGACGGCAGTGACCTTCTTACGGTAATCATCACCGATTGGAGATAGTGCTTCGTGATTGAGCACTGGATTCCATTTCTCGGTTAGAATGTCATATGGGGTATTGTCTTGAAATTGCATTTTAGTAAATTCTCCTGTGAGTTAAAATTATTTAGTAATTAGTAAAGTTATAGTTTCTTATTTAATCTACCCATTACATTCGCATAGTTTTCTACGAGTGTTGTTGGAGCAGAAACAGTCTTTGAGAAGGTCATATCCTCATCAACTGGCTTAGAGGGTGCAGAAACTCTATTACCCTGTAAATAGTTTTCCTTGATGGCTACCAACTTATTACGATACTCTTCGGGAGTGTTGAAGTTGATATTTTCCATCAAATTTTGTAGTTTGTTGACTTGAGTGTCAGCAAGATTCTTGGTTTCGGCAACAAAGATTCCAGCACACTCGGTGAGTGCGATCTCTTTCTTGAGATCGATGCTAAACTTCATGGACTCATTGAGAGATTCTTGAAGCTTTCTGTTTTGCTCATAGAGTTCATCAAGAACATTGTACTTCTCGTTTGGAACATCAATGTAGTGATTCTCAAAAAGATTCTTGAGACCACTGATGAAATTCTCAGCAATAGTGGTCTTGATACCTTGTTCGACGGCAACAGTATTCTCTGTCATCCACTCTTCAACAACGTACTCAAGATAGTCATCAACTTTTTCAACCAATGAATTGGTTACATTAGAGAGATAGTCTTTGGCATTCTCATCAAGTTCAACAAGAACCTTGGCAACTTCTGATTCAACTCTGTCAGAGACAGCAGCCTCAAAGATTGCTTCAAGTTGTTCTAGAGAAGACTTATTGACATTATCTTCACCAAGAAGAGAAATGATGGCATCACGGAATTGTGCCTTTAGTTCTTCGTTGGTCTCAACAGGCATTTCTTCTTCTTCGCCTTCTTCGCCTTCTTGAGCATCATTATCAATGGCAGTATCTTCTTCGCCATCTTTTGCAACAGTAGCACGCATACCTGGAGCAGCAACTCTCATGGTTGCGGGTACGCCAGGTTGACCAGCAGACGCTGCAATTGCAGAAACGCCAGTTGTGTCAACTGGAGGGGGAATCATGGATCCACGACCACTTGCGTCCATATCAGAACGACCAGTTGCGTCCATAACACCCATTACTTGGGCAGCAGCTTCAGATAAATTTAGTTTTTTGTTCTTTTTCATGTCAATTAATCCTTAAGGTTAAATTATTTAGTATATTTTAATTTTTAATATCCTCTGAAACCAGAGGGATGTCCCATTGAACTTGCCGCACCAGCGCTTTGGACTGCACCAAGTTCTCTTGTACGTCTCAAAACTTCCTTACCACCCAACATTTCAACACCAATTTTTAGACCCAATAGCGGATTATAAGGATCTATTGCTCCTAAATTTTTACTATATTGCATTACTTTTTGAGCAAGTGGATTGTTTTCATTTGCAATCTTAGTGGTTCCTGTCAAATTTTCTATTTGAGATAGTACATCACCTGCTACAGCTTCAAATCCAGAAAGAGCCATTTGTTGTTCTTGATTAGCCCCACCGCGTGCTGCATCTAATGCACCTTTCAAAGAAACATTACTGCTGCCGGCAGTGCCAGCAGTACTGCCGGGATTAGCTTTAATTTGTGAAGAGAAAAGACCTTTGGCTAAAAGCAGTTTTACGGCTGCAGGCATCATTTGGTCTGCAAAATCCAAAGCACTTTGAGCTTGACCTAATGAGGTTATATAATCTAAACCACCTTGGGTATTGTCTTGTTCTTCGCCCTTCTCATTTGTTGTACGTGAATTTGGAATTTTAGAATTACCCCACATTATGCCTCCACGCAAACCTTGATCTTTTATTTTTCCCTTTTCATCTTTTTCGGTTGAAAGAAAATCTCCAGGTTGAATATCATCTCCTCCACCCAATCCTTTTCCACCTGCACCACCACTAAAAGTAAAAGAAGGTCTTTTTCTAGTTTCTTTTTTACGACCTGGAGCTACGTAGGTAACACCAGTCATAGATTCTTCAGATAATTGAAGAACGTATTTAATATAGTCTTTGGAACCTTCGGTGATGCAGTCAAATGACATTACATACTCCTAAAATAATCGTTGAATAGTTTTACGATATTTTCGTTTAAATCTCTTTTGGAAGAACTTTTGATAATTCTTTTAGCATTGTTGAATTCTTTTTCAGACCAGCTGCCATTTTCAAGAATCCATTCTTTTCCTTCCATGATTCCATTAACAAAAGCATTTGGAGCTGATGGATCGGCTACGATATCAACCGCAGCAAGCATGAAATCTTCTTGAACTTCTTGATAACCATTCTTACTCTTTAAAGAACCCATACCACGAGTAGATACACCTAGTTGTGCACCTTCTTCAATTAGGTTCTTTACAATACGGCCCATCGGGGTATCCATGATCTTAGCCTTACCGTAAATGGTATTGCCATCTTCATGAAGTTCCTTAACGATGTGCGAAACACGGTCAAGATTGACAGTTGGGCCAGTTGGATGGTTTAGTTCACCTAGAGCACGGCCTTTATCAACGTACTCAGTAATATATCTCTTGCATTCCTTAATAAGAATGCCTTGGGGATATACTCTACCATTGCGGTTCTTTACGCTAGCTTGCATAAAGATACCTTCAATGAAATAAGCCTTATCACCGTTTCCAGTGTTCTCTTTGATATACTTAATATCTTCGTTTATTTCAGTTATTAGTTTCATTGGTGGGCTTTATGATGGTTTTTGCGACAGTTTCGTACATTCCTTCAATCTTTTTGCCAGTCTTTTCATAGAGAAGCTTGGAGGTATTCTCTTTGAAAGCAACTACGTTCTCGTCGATCATATTCTTTATTAGTTCATTTACTTTGGGATTCATTTTTGTAATACCTTTACTTTCTGGCAAAATTCAAGATGTTGATCTAGATTGGCTTTGCTTTCAAAAATAGATTCAACCATTAGGGTTCTATTTTTTGGGCTAAGTTGATCAAATAGTATCTTGATATCTTTAAGTTCTTTCTCTGTTATATTTATAACACTTTCATTTTTTAATTTAATTTTTGATGGATTTGAAGGATCATATGATTCTAAAAACTCAACAAAATTTTTAATTTCTTCTGATTTAGGAGTAAATTTGAAAGAAGGCTCAAATAACTTCTTCTGGGTATGAATTTTTAAATATTCAATATTTTCATTGAGTTTTGTGCTTAAAGCACTTCTCAAGGATTTCTTGAATTCCTCATCATTATTTTGAATTAAACTTTCAAAACTCTTTTTTAGAAGTATGGTGCTAGTTTCATTCATTGTGGTGGCTCTCCTTCGCCAGCAGCCTGTTGTTGAGCCATCTGTGCCATTTGCTCGGCTTGGATTCTCTGTCTGTCAACTGCTATTTCTTTATTCATCTCTTGCATTTCTTCTTCAGTTTGTTTCAAAATTTTTCTACGAACATATTCCGAAGAGAAATACTTTCCAACATATGGATCAACAAACTGAACCATTTTTAAGCGTTCTGCCAAAATTTCTGCTTCCTTGAGATCCCAAAAATAATTGTCGGTATTGAATACTACTTTGATTTCTGGACGAAGTTCGTGCCAGTCATCTTCAGTCATTATACCTTTTAGGATCAATTGGACTCGCAATAGATCTAAGAATAACTTGCTAAATTGATGGCGAAGTCTTTCAATAAATTTATAGAACTTGACTTCTTCTCTGGTAATTTCTACGGAACGGCCCATATTAAATCCAGTTTGATCTGACATCAAACGGCTAAGAGGAACGTTCAATGAAGCATACAACTTCTTCTTAAAGTATTCTACGTCTTCAATTTGAGACATGGCATTACCACCGGGAAGAGTAGTAATCTGTGTGCCATTAGAACCTTCACGGCGAGGAATCCAGTAATCTTCCAATACAGAAAGATGGTTTCTTTCGTCACGCACTTCGCCAGTAGTCTGATTGTAGATCAGGCGTGTGCGGAAACGGCTCATCATGTCACGAACGTACTGTTCAGCCTTTTGCTTAGGAAGCTGTCCTACGTCAACGTAGAACACTCTTCGTTCGGGTGCACGTGCAACACGGTAAACTAGAAGAGAATCTTCTAGTTGTCTCAACATATTCAATGGTCTGATTGCTTTGTGTAGATAACCAAGAACTCTCTTTGTATTGAGATCAACAACACCAGATGGAACATAAACTATGCTATCTGGAGACAGATGGAGACCACCTGGTCCAGTCAACATATATGTTTCTTTATCGGTATTGGTATAAAGGTAATACTCTTCAATCTTTTTGATTACACCAACTTGAGTATTTCCGACTCGTTCTTGTTGTTTTTCAACTTTACGAATTTTTTTTATCTTTAGAGGATCAAGAGGAATAATTTCTTCAATTCCATTCATTGGTTGATCTTTATCGATTGCAATATTATAAAATATACGAGAGTCGATATACCATCTTCTAAAAATTTCATAGGATTTTCCATTAAAATCCATTAGATGGATGATTCTTTCAAATTCTTTGTAAATCTTTAATTTAATTGGCTCAGCAATTGGAACACTAACAAGATCTAATTTTACTGGTTTGCGGTCTGTGCCGGGTACAATTGATGCATTAACAATTTCATCAATAGCATTATCTACCTCTGGATAGATAGACATATTGCGATATTGAATAATAGATGCACCTTCATCACGAAGGTTGGCAGCATAGTCCAAAGCAGTTCCAAAAAATCCACCAGCTTCAACTGTAACAGTTCCATCAAAGATTTCGGGAGCAGCAATATTTTGTGCTACAATTTCACTTTTTTTCTGTGGTTCGTCTTTTGTTCTACCAAACTGGAATCCAAAAATATCTATTTCCATCAATAATTCCTTTTTATAAAACGTCTCTCTGTGTTATGCCATCAATCGAAATTGTATCATAAACAAATACTACGTTAAAAGTATTTAACACATTTGGACGAGCCATGCTGAAAGACATCTCATTTATTGTTCTGGGCCACAATCCATTTAAACGAAAACGCTTTAAAACATTTTCATTCAATCCAAGATGTTCAATATACCAGTTAACTTTATAGTTTGGCGTAACTGAATATCTTGTTGTATTGTCAACATGATTGTTTATATAATTATGCCACCGATGAAATTTTTTCCACAAATCTCCACTATCCGTGTCATCAACAATCGACACAGACCACGTAGAATAAAGTTTTTCACCGGGATAATTTAATTTTCTACCAAAGTAGTCATATGAAACTGTGCTTGTCTGTAGAGTAGGTATAAGGGTAGATCGAATATGAAATGGAATTGCAGTTCCAGCATTATTCGAATTACCTGCTGTAGAAGCTGTACCAGCCCCAGAAGGAAAACTTCCAGTTACCAAAAATCTATTTTGGCGGGTACCACCTTTAAAGTTATCTTTAAATTCATTTAGTGATGCCATGGTCAGATTCCAGTAAGTATGTCTATATAATCAAATGTTAATGTCACATCAAAGGTAACAAATTCAGATGAACCTAAGTCAAAATTAATTCCACCAACTTCACTTGGCCAACATCTATTTAATTTAATTTTTCTTAATACTTCACCATTTGGTTTTAACTGTTCTATAAAAAAAGTAGTTTGTAAATTGGAATAAGAATAATTGTTACCTTCTACTTTATGTGTAAGATGGCCATCCAATTTTTCTTTCCAACTATTGAATGCTTTCCATAAAGCACTATCATTATCATCATAAATTCTAACTGGCCATACTGAATATTGACGGTCTCCGGCAAAATATGCCATTCTTCCTCTGTATGGAACACCTATAACACCAACATCTGCTTTTGGCAGCGATCCAGATGATATAAGAAATGATCTAGTAGTATTATTATTCCCAACATTTATTGTATTGGGAAAATTAGGAATAACACGAAAACGGTTTGCTCTAGTACCGCCCTTAAACCCAGCTTTAAATTGGTTTAATGAGTTATATGATGCCATATTATTGGTTTAGAGTTATATTCAGTGTAAACGAGGTTGTTCCAATCAATGGAGTTACATTTACAAAGATTGTAAGTGTTGATACGTTGTCATTGTTGTTGGTAGAATCGCAAATAACTTGAGTTTTTGTAGTATCCAAGTACGTAGTATATTGCAACAAGTAATTTGTTATTTCTCCAGTAACTAGATTTCGGGTTGTTGAGTTATTTAACTCATAGAGATATTTGAGACCAATGTTTGTAATATCTCTCTTCATTTTGGCCTTCATTTGAGCTGGGCCAATTCTTTCATCAACTATTGGATTAGATGTTGAAGCAGTTGCTCCAACTAAATCAGCACCAAGGAATTTGGTTGTATAATTTAAGAAATAGTTTACACGAGCATTTTTAAGAATATTTTTAAGATCAGTGTCAGCAAAGTTTACTGTGGTTGTTACGTCTCCATTTAAAATAAAACCTCTAGCCGAACCCGCAATAGTTAAATAAAGTTCATTTCTGGCATTAACGCGTGTAAACATACCAGCAACATCAGCACTAAGATTATTAACATAAGTCAATACACCGGAAGTATAAAGAGATGGAAGTGGGAGATTTGTTACTGTTTTTTGACCATACACAGAAAATACACGATCAGCTACAGTTGCGCCTTCGACAAATGATGTTCCATTAAAAACAAAATTTGTTAAAGTTGTTCCTGCGCCATCATCTAGACTAGGAAACACACCTATAGTATATGGTGCTTCATTTTCAAGCCATCTTTGAGCGCCAGAAAAACCTAAACCAGTTGCACCCATAATTAAATCAAAATCTGTATTATAGTCAGTTTTCCAGTCTAAAAAACCTTTTGTAGTTCCTGCAATAACGAGATTACCACCGTATGAAAGATAATCTAATGCATATAAAAATTCTCTTCCAGCACCAGTAATTCCAAGATTACTGGTTTGATCGCTATTAATTATACCATTATAGATAAAGAATCCAAAACTATTTCCTGTAGTTGTTGTAGGATTTATTAAAGCTCCGGTAACACCATTTAATTTGTTTAAATCATTAACCATTGCTGATGGCGAAGTATAATACACATACGTTGATGCGGTAGTACCTATTGCTGGCGATGACTTAATTGCTCTGGCATAAATTAGCCAACCAAATAAATTTCCGGGATTGTTTGATGCTCCAACAGTACTAAATGTTGGGGTTAAATAGGTTAAACCTGTCAAATAGCCGCAATCCATCTTAAATGCATCAGAGGCTGTTTCAGTTCGGAATTGATTAGTGCTAGTAAAAGAACTAAGAGTTGGCATGATTGTCCTTTTTTATCACTAATATTTAGTAATTTTTTATACCTTCTTCCAAACGACATTTCCATCAGAAAATTCATCATCTTCCATAGATTCTTCACTTAACATGAATAAAGTATTATCATCTTCTGGCTTTTTGGCTTCTTCATAATTAAATTTTGCGCTTTCAATCAAATCTGCAAAATATTCTTGTCTTGTCAACCAAGCAAAGAATACCAAAGTCATTACCAGATCGTCATTATGTCCTTCTTCTGCCTTGAATGTATTTGACTTTGAAACAAATGTTATTAATTCAGCCAATATTCTTTCATCATTTATTAAAATTTTGTCTTCTTCAACTAACCTTTTAAATATAGCACACCCTAATTTTTTGGTTTGGGTAGTTGTTCTTAATCCCATTTCACTTCTTCCATTAGCAAATCCTTGTGATAACATTTGTCCTTTTCGACCCATTATTTTGGTCATAAGAACATTTTCATATTCTAAATCATTATAAAGAATAGAAGAAACCTGACCACCTATGTCATTTGTTTCTACAAGGACATAAGCATTGTTATATCGTTCTCCAACTTTTTTAATTACATTTGGAAAATTAAAAGGACTTACTGCATTATTTCGATATGATGCAACTACTTTATATGGAGCCGAAGTACCATTTATTACGGTGAATGCTGAATAGTCTGAACCTTGTCCTCTAGAGACATCGGCTTGTAAAAAGTAAATTTCATCTTTTTTAGGAAGTTCAAATATTCTAAGTCCATCAGAATCTTCTTGCAAAAACTCCTCTGGTGCCAGAACGTTTAGTTTTGAGGTAGCGATCAGTGTATTGGACGATCCCAAGAAACTACAGCCATATTCCTGTTCAAACTGCTCTGGGCTTGTATTGGCAATCTGTTCCGCTGCCCAAACATCGTCTCTTTTTCTTCCTCCAGATGTAATCGGCACATCTCTCCAACTAACTTCTATGGGAATAAATTTATTCTTTAGTTTATGGCCCTCTGCCCTGTTGGCATCAACCCAAAGTTTATGAAAGTGGTTCATTCCATTGGGGGTAGAAACTATTACAAGCTTGGTGGTGGTACCTGCTGAAATGGTAGGATAGGTAGATGCATAGAATTCTTCTGCTACGTGAGATGGCAAGAAGGCGTATTCGTCCAAAAGAAGAAAGTTAAACGAACCACCACGGATTGCACCGGAAGAGGTAGCATCACATACTACTCGGGAACCATTTTCCAATTTTAAAGATGTTTTATTCCACTCCACGACACCTTGTTGTAGGAATTGTGGTAAATTTTCATAGGCTAATTGTAATTTTGAATACAATTCATCTTTGGCAGTCTTTAGTCTGTTTGCCAGAATTGCCACGCTTACACTTTGGTTAAAAGTAATATAATGACAGATATAACCAATTACAGAGGTAGATTTACCAGACTGGCGAGGCCATTTTGAAATAACAAATCTATTTTTATGAATATAATTAACAAATTTTTGTTGATAATCATAAAGTTCAAAGGGCATAATACCCTTGTCAAGAGTCTTTACTTTGATGTATTTGTTGCAAAAGTATACGGGATCATTTGCACATTTAATATATTCGTCTAGTTGTTCTTTTGTATACTGGAGCTCAATGCCCGGTGGTTTGAGTTTTGGATTATTTCTATATCCCTGATTATTCTTGTTGAGACTCATTCTTTATTGCCTCTATATCAATCACATTTTTTTCTGTACTTCTATCTTTATTTAACAGGTTCTGCAAATCCTTTGTCGAACCAACAAATACAGAATTATTTGTCTGCTTTATTTCAGTCTTACTATTTGTAGTTTCTTTAGCTTTTTTATGTACATCTAATACATTGTTGTTTAAATCGGCCATTGTCTTTAAAAGAATAGCAACCACTTCAAATGCTCTGGGTGCATCGGATTCAGTAGCAACTTTCAATGCAGCCTCCAAAGCAACATTTCCGCTACCAATCAAATCTTTTAGATTTGATTGTACAAGTGTATAATCTTTTTGAAAATTATTTGCATCGTACGTACCGCCCAAAATTTCTTTTGTTTTAGAGTCTGGTTGATCAGGAACATTAAAAAATTTAGCTAATTGTTTATTCATGAGTCAAATCCAAATGCAATTCCAGCTGTTAGGCCGGAAACAGAAACTGAATTGATAACAGTTCCATTTTGCACCTTTCCAAATATATAACTTTTTGCTACAAAAGTAAATGAAGAAATATTAATACGACGAGTAGAAAGATCGCCATCATACCTTTCACTGATGCTATTGGAAACCAGCGTTATGGGTATATTGATACCCGGTTTTGCAGGATTTAAATCCATTGTTATCACGTGCTGTGGATTAAAATACGGCATTATTTGTTCAACAATTTGCAATGTATCATCAATATGTCTTGAATAAATAAACAAAGTAAATCCTATATTTACTGGAATTTCTTCGGTTATAACCAGTGGATTTTCGGCACAATTTGCTGTTGACCGTGAAAGTGAAGGTGTATTTACATTGCGTCTTCGGCCTGGATCCGCTTGTATGCTTGTCATAACATAACTCATACGCGGAAGCTGGTTTTCAATTCTTAAACCATCATTAATTGATGATGGTTCTAAAAACCTTATTATAAATTTTTCTTGAGAAGCATAAGTAATGGGTACACGAATGTTAAGATCGTTACCACCATCAGGATTAACATGGTCAACAGATATATTGTTAAATAGGGTACCAAATCCTATCACCAATTTTCTAAGACTTTGGTTGTAAAAATATCCAAACATTTATTACCTTAAGGACTTTCTTCTGCTGCAAAAGGATTCTGAGGATCAAACGTATATCCGTTGGCTTCTGTCTGCAGAGTATCATTTATACCAGCAGTTGTACCGATATTTATATTGAGTGGTATGATTTGTGATCCAGAGAAACCACGAGTCTGTGAAACTATAGAATCAATTGTAGCATTATTTGTTTTAACCTTTTCATAACTATAGGTAAACAATTCTGCTGTTATCATATAAGAATAAAGTTTGCCAAATGGATATAATGGATTTTCATGCTCTACAAAGTTTATTTCAAATAAAGATTTTGAAAGAGGAAAATAAATTAAATCTCCCTCTCTGGGTCTAGTAATTGAATTTTGTCTATTAGTTACTTCTTGAAAAAATCTTTTTCTTGCAAATAATAAAGTAACTTTATCTTTAATCTCAAGACCAAATTGAGTTATTATATCAGTTCCATCAAATCCTTTATAATTCATCAAATACATTTCTAGTGTATAAGATTTCGTAAATGATGATCCAGGATCCTCACCAAAAACTTTATCTATTGAAAAATATTCTCTTGGAACATATATACAATCCTGTCCCATTGCCTGTATTATTTCTATAGTAATACCCTCAGCAAGATCTTGCTCACCTTTATTACTATAGTTTATTATATAAGGATTTGTGGTCATTTTAACCTATAAGTGGATCAGGTGGCAATTCTTGTGTTTTTACTAGTTGTTGTTCTATGGTATTTAATTCAGTTAATGCTTCAGTCATCAGTGCTGGGGCATTTAATTGAGCACCACCGGGTAAAGGAACACCAGTAAATTTTAATAGATTTTGAGCCCATTGTTTTTTCAATAATGCAGTATAATATCTTTTGAAAACTCTATCATTCCAAACTTTATTATATTGGCTCGTGTCAATTTGAACATATGCTTCTACCATTAAATATGCTCCAGCAGGAAGTTTGCTATGCTCTGTATCTAAAAATAGTCTGTCAGTTGTTCTCGTATATGTAAAAGATGTTGGGTAGTTAAATACATCATTAACCAATTTAATATAACTCATACCTTCCATGTATGCAGCCATTGGTCCCTGAGGGGCGCCTGACTGGTTGAAGTACAATCCAAAGAAATCAAACAATGTCATTTGATATCGCAAATCAAACATATAATCACCAACAATATCACTTGGTGCATATACCTTTGTAATAGTACGAATATCTGTTGCTAAAGGCCAGTAACCAGTATTGCCATCTTCATCCGTTTTAATCTGCGCACCAAGAGCTGGCCCAAATTGAGTTGTATCAAAATATCTATTAACTCTATCTGCTTCCGTTATTTTATATGAAAATAAAGCACGTTGATTAAAATCAAAATGTCTTTCATACATATATTCAAGAGCTTCATCAAGTCTATCTTCAGCTTGTTTGGAATCAATATTTACTTGCACTACAGGTGCACCCAGAGATCTAAAGCAATAATCTATAAAGTTTTGACGGGTTGTAATGGCCATGAAAATATTTATGAATTTTTCATAATGTTATTCAGTTTTTCAAATAGTCGTTCATTTTCTTCACTGTGATTTACTGTTATTTGTATCAACTCCACGGATGCAGGATTTAAATTTTCAATATCACGTTTTCGTTGGCCATCTTCTTTATCATAAAAATTTGGATCATAATTACTGAATCCCGGCATCTTTAATGGACAACTTATTACTGGATAATCTAATTTAGAATACTCACCAGCTTCTCGTACCAACCAAGTATGTTTATGATCTCCGCAGCCACATTTTCCACAATAATAATGTTCTGAGTCTTTGCTTTTATTTAAAAATTTACAAGGAGGTATAATACCATTACCGTAACAAGATATATACCTGAGTTGTTTAGTTGGTAAATCAGTTTTATGATTTTTTAATCCACGCGATGCAACAGATAGTGCAAACAGAACAATTTTTGATAACATTATGGAGCCTCATATATAACTACCATTCCTGCAGGCACGACACTTCTTTCTAAGAAAGCTTTATGATTACTTGAAACATTTGCAATAATTTTTATTACTGTATTGCTAAAACTGATAACTTTAGTAGTTGAATAACTATAACCCATTAGAGTTGTCAACACATAACGAATGCCATCAGGAGTTCCTTTTTTTCCGAAGTATTGATAATCCACTTGTATTGAAAATTTTGGAATATTTGGAAGAATGTCTGATAATTCATCAGATGAGAAATCTTCTCCGGGAAAATATAATTCAGCCAATCCCTGTAGCAATTCAGTTGGCATGAATACTGGACTTCTCAATACTTCCCATGGAATATATGCACCATAGCCATATTTCATGCTGTACAGCCAACGAAGATATTGTTTAACAATAGGAACAATTGTCACATTAGAAGTATTGCTTTGATATTCCTGAATTATCCACTCTGGAAACAATGATTCAACTGTTAGATTATCACCAATAAATTTGTCTTTTCCAACATTATATAATTCTGAACCATATTGCTTTAATGCTTTTTCAAAAAGCAATTCAACTTTTTGAGCAATACTTACGGGTAATCTGTTAAAGAACAGAGGAATCATAGTCCGTATACCACCTGAATTCCAGCTATGACTTTGGCTTCTAGATATTCCATTAGAGCTGCTTGGCCTCCAGTAGAAAGATCAGTTACATAAACATTAACAGATCCGGGAATGTCACCATTTCTTACATATACCATATCTGAATCAGATGTTCCAGAGATGCCAGAACCAACTATAGCATTAGTAAAATCTTTGAGAGTTACACATCGGTCATAGTTTAATTCAAAAAGTAGTTTTGCTTTGGCAGTATCGAGCGATATCGTATTATAACCACCACCGGGAGTGCCAATAAGATCAAAATCATTATTTGGGTCAGCGAATACAGCGTTATTTCCACTTGTTCCATTTGCAGTAACTGCACGAACTATAACGGACTTAGAAGTAGGAACGGTATTTGCATTTGCAAAATTATTAGTAACTAGATAACCATTAGCAGAATTTGTAACAGTAAAATAATTGTTGTCCGCATTGGTAGTCATATTACCTTTACTGACTCGTGTCCATTTTACTTTTTCAGCTTTATTTAAAGAATCTGGAATAACGTAAAAAGAAATAGTATCGGGGTCAATGTTATATGGTAAAAGTATTGACTGACTTGTAAAGTCATAATTGCTAAATGTTTGCACATTTGATCCAGCATATAGATATAATTCCTGTGCATTTGTCAAACCCCCAGGTGTTCCATTTATAACAAAGAAATTTACATTACTTCCATCTGTTGCCGTAGCTGCATAAGATTGATAATCTTGAACATATGCACGAGTAGAAACCTTTACGGTTGCAGATTTTACAAGCGGAACAACAATTGAATGATTTGAAGCAATTGATATTACAGATTCTAATAATGTTGCTGTTGATAAAAATGATTCGGTAAATCCAAATTGTGAATATACACCATTATATGCTGTGGCAGTTGATAGAATATTAATTAAAAGATTAGCAGTGCTAGCTTGGTTTCTAAAATCAATGTCGGTCAAACCGGGTTGTATTTCTAAAAAAGAAATCAATGAATTTTTAATATCTTCAAAATCCAAAGAGGCTACATTTAAAGTTTTTAAATTGTATGTCATGATAATGGTATCTCTATCTGGCAGGATGATTTATTTTGACTAGTCAAAGATATTTCTGTAGAAAATTGAATATCAAAGATTATTGCTGTATCTGAATAATAATTCACAGTAACCGATACATCAAATATTTTTCTTATTGAGGATTTGATTACTGACCTCAAAGTACTTGTAATAATTTGTCTATTGACGGCAACGTCATAGGTATAATCTTTAATATTTGCTCCAAAACTCATGTTTGAAACATTTTCACCTTTATTTGTTCTCAATACATTTTCAATTTGTTGAACTATAGAATTAGTACCACTTACAAATGCCAAATCTTTTTTGGAATTTGCAGTTGTTACTTTTTCTAATAATATTGAAAAATCTTTGGTTTTCATTCTAATTTATTTATACATTATGACCAGATCTGGTCACCAATATTTGTTGGAAAGAATGGATCATTGAAGTTACCAGGATTATTTGGAATATCTAAATCGATATTCCAAGGGGGTACTGTATTTTGATTATTCCCACCACTAGAATTTATTGGTGCAGAAGTTGATGGTAATATATCAGATAGAGTTAAAATGGTTTCATGTGTACCGGAATTAGTAAAAACATGTTTTACACCAAGCACCCAATAAATACCATTTATTACTGATCCACCTGAAAAATATGGATAACCACTTATATTGTTTGCTAAAATTTCTACAAAGTTACCAACTTTTATTGAATAGTCACCAGCAATATTAATTGTTAGTTTTCTGGCATACTTTAAAGCATCCAAAAACTCTTTTCTTTTAACGGGAGTAGCTTTTGGAGTATTCCAAAAAGTAGCAACATTTAATCTAAGTTTTAAATATGCTTCAAACTTAGGTCCAAGATCAGGGCAACTACAGTTATATGGAGCTTCAGGTACTCCCCAAAGACAACCAAAAAAGTCTTTTCCTAATCTAGTATTATTACTTATTTCTTTGCATTCATTTGAAGCGGTGCCAAGGTATATATCTAATGGATATGTAAGACCTTCTGTACCATAAGTGACACCAGGAAATGACCACAATGAAGTAGAACTAGTAATACCTACAGCAGTAGCAATAGCTAATATACCAGGGAATTTAGAAAAACATTCTTCCAATGAGTTTGGAGTTGATGTAACACCTTGCACTATTTGAGCATTTGCACATACATATTCGCTCCTAGAACCAAAATTTCCAATTGGTACATTTAAAACATTTGTTCCAAGAGTTACAGTTTTTCCACGTTTTGGCATTAGCAGCTCCCATCTACTACGTTTTCAGCACTAAAATAATACAACATTTTTCCTTTTAATTCGGGTGGTACAGCTATACCCCCTTCAACAGCAAGTCTTTCTGCGGTAGTTTTATACATCTTTACAATATGTGCAATCGTATCGCCAGCCGTATTTGGAATTGTAGTATAACATCCAATAGGTCGATATTTGAATCCCGAACCAAGACCAGTACTGACCCATCCAGGTGGATAATATGCTGGACTTCCTAAACCTGCAGTTCGTTCATTTAAATTTATTGCCCACGAATCATTTGGACCTGTGCCAGTTGCCATATTTGTTGAATCAGATTCCCACAATTCCATTGCTGTCCAATAAGTACTACCAGCACCATTTGTAAATTTTAATCCTTCCCACTTATACCGCCACTTAAGACCGTCCCCTCCAATCAATGGTATGGAAGTAAATGGATCTGGTTCATATCGAATCAAACTAGCAAAGAATGATTCTTCACCATCACCCATACAGCATAAAGAATACAATACAAAGTTTTCTCTTTCTATTTGTCGTCTTATTTCCAAATTTTCAGGAACGTAAGTATTTCCTTTATACAAATTTGTCAAGTTTGTTTGAATTACATTATATAAAAAATCATTTACTGCTGTTGACGCATTAGTTGGGTTTGGATAATTTGGATGAATTTCAGTAGCATCAAATAGATTTTTCCACATATCGATATTATCTGAATGTGAAAAATAACCACTATTTCCCATATAATTTATTTGAGAATAAGATTTTGCAAAACCAAATTCTCCAGATCCATATGTGGGTGGAGCATTATCATTTGTTGTGTTATCATCTGAGATCCAGCCCCAGTTCTTCTCACAAATCATTTCCTCCGCACCAGAAGTAACACCATTTATAGCACCACTAGATGCTATTACTTCAATATTATATTTTTCTCCATCATCTTGAAAATGATATGTCAGAGCTTTTGTTGTATAATCTTGTTTTTGTTGATTGGTGGTAAGATATGATGGCACACTATCTAAAAATTTTGGTGTTTTTCTAACATAGAAATAGTTTTTAGATACCCATTGATTTGTCGGATCTGTTCTTAAATTATAGATTTTCTTATAGACATTACCATTGGTTGATGTTTGCGATGGAACGTCTGAATCATAAACACTGTATCTATAATTGTAATTCTTATATTTGTTGAATGTTTGAGTATCATCATTTTTCTTTTCATAAAAATATTTAAAATTGATATAGTCACCAAACTCCGACCAAAACAAATATCTTGGTTCTCGTGTTCCGTTTGATGTTTCTGGTCCTACAGCCAAACTAGAAATATAATTTAAATATTGAAAAGCACTATCTGTGGAGGCATATGTTAGATTATTATTATTTCCCGGACTTAACATTTTTAAACAAAAAAAGTTACTAGGATTTACCGTAGTACTTTCACCTTTATATGATTCACCTGATTCACTTAGATATTGTAATTTAGCAAAAACATTTTGATCAAAATAATCTAAAATATTATTTAAAGAATCAACTCTATCTTCAAGTTTTCCATTGGATGTTAATAAATCCGATGCTGAAGTTTTTTGAGATAATTTATAAAAACTATTTGTAACATTTATAGATACAAAGTTTTCTTCAGTTTCTGAAGCTGCATTATTTACATAGGTTGTGCTAGTAATAGAAAGTCTTATCATCTTACCATCAGTCATGTACATTAAGGCATAATCAATTTTATTGTTTTGAATAAACGTGGTTATATCTTGTGTATCGCGCACAACTATAGCGCCAACAGGAAATATTTCAAATGCACTTTCTTCTAATTCCAAACGTTGAAACTGACACTGACTATTTCTGTTTAAAATATTAAATGCATATCGTGAATCTGTAGAACTTTTAAGTACGATTGCACTTAATGGTGAGTCAAATGGATTTGATTGTAAATTTGGAGGCATATCATGTATATTTAATCGTAATTAAACGACTAGTCACTTTGGACAATTCACTTGGATTAAATATATTCACCTTTCTATTTGCATACTGCGCTACTTGTTGAGTTGTCTGTTCTGCGGTTTTAGAGCTTGGAGGAATATAAACATTTGGAACATCTCCTAACAACATGTTTTTAAATAACAGTGATCCAACAGGTCCATAATCTTCAATTAATTCTACTGTATCTATATAAGAGTACTTTTCAAGTGCGTTAATTGGTGTTTCTGTAGAATTTATAAATGTTGATGGTGCTTCAAAATCAACATATTGTGCCTCAATACCTCCACTTGCAAAAGGAACCCCATTGCTTGGTGTTGGTTTCATTGTTACTCTTTTTGTATATGAATCTTGATCTTCTACAATGTAGATATCTCCATCTAAAGAAAAATTACCAACATAATTAAAATCAAATGGATTGCCTCCAGTTGCCGAATATGGTAATACTAAACTACCAGCACTCATATAATAACCAGTATTTCCTGTCGAGTTTGCAATTTTTGCTGTTTCTTTGTATTTGTTATTTTGAATAAAATCAGTATAGTTATCAATAAACAAGAAAAATGGATTTATTGTTTGATTCGCTAGAAGAATCAACCAAAAAGAATTGGGATCTTCATATAGAGTTGAAGCAGCCTCTACCAATGTGGTTTTGCTATCAAATTCAAATTGTCTTTTGCTAACTAAATCAAAGCTAAACTTATAGTAACTAAAATAATCACTAATAGAAAAAGATCCAAGTGTAGTTTCAAAAGTTCGTTTTGGAAGTTTATCAAAGTATTTCATTATCCAGAGTATCCAAAATAATAATCTGAAATTTCAGATTTAGACCAAGTAGCATTTGCATCTGGAACATATGTACCAGTTTCAAATTCAACAAAATTAAGACCAAGCATAACAGCAGATGAACGATAGTCTTTAAGATACCGCAATACTGGATCACCGTAGTCTGCATGTTTTACGACAATACCACTCAAAACACATGGAAGAGGTTCACCAAACCAATCCGCAGTTCTATTTGGATTTATATCTCCACCATTCATTACGGAAATATTCCATAGTCTTTGTGGATAAGATCTTTCGGGTAAGCCTGTAGCAACTACTGGATAAGATCCTTTTCTAAACGTTCCAACTATATCAGTAACAACATTTGACTCATCTGGTGATTTTGGAACAAACAAATATTCAAAGTAATAACTTTTTCTAGCCTCTGAAACCATGGTAAGTTCGGTAATATTACTAAACCGTCTATAGGTATCAGTTGCATATTGCCTTTCAGCAAAGAATGCTACTGGCTGCATTACTCTTGAATACAAAGTTCCAAAGTTATCCAAACCACCACTATTGGCTGCACCTGCCATAGAAATTACTGGTCCAACAGGATTTTGACCTTCACCAAACTGGTGAATGATACTATAGCCCGGTTCTTTTGGCATAGGAAGTATTATGGTAGCATCGGATCTAGTTACGATAGAATCTCTGGTTCTTTCAAAATTCTTTAAAGAATAGGTTGCAACATCAAATCTGAGTTGCAAAGGAACTTCAGCACCAGAAGCGCTACCTGCAATTGGGTATATATATGTTGATGCCATACTATAATATTTAGCAATATCATAAATATTTAAAATGGCGTACAGAACACAGTTTTTTCCAAAAAACAAAGAGAAATACATAGGCGATTGTGAAAAGATCGTATGCAGATCCCTATGGGAAAGAACTGTTTGCAAATTTTGCGACGACCATCCAAATATAATAAAATGGTCATCTGAAGAAATTGCAATTCCTTATGTGCATCCAATAGAAAATAAAATTAAAAACTATTATCCAGATTTTTTAATAGAGATAAAGCAAAACAATAATAAAAAAATTTGGATGGTAGAAGTCAAACCCAAAAAACAAACCTTCTTAAAAGAAAACGCCACCAAAAATGAAAAGTATATATGGGCAGTAAATACTGCAAAGTGGAAGGCAGCGGAAAGTTATTGTAAAAAACACAATATAGAATTCAAAATTTTAACAGAAAAAGAGTTATATAACAAATGTCATCCTCACCCATAAACACCAATAATATTGACAATCTAAAAAATTATTTGAATGCCCGTGGCGGTCTTCAAAGAGCCAATAGATATGCTGTAAAAATTTATAGACCCGAATTAGATGACCTTCCTAATGGTCAAGTATCATCATCATATATAACTGTCTATCCATCTGAAATTTCTTTTGGTGCACGTGCGACGAATTACATATATGATGGACTACAAGGCTACAATTATGGTAGAGCTGTTCCCAATTCTACAAAATTTGTTGGTGGAATTGTAATGACTTTTTATGTAACTGGCGATCTATTTATTTTAAATTATTTTAATGACTGGTTTGATGCTATGTACAATAGAAATGATAATACTTTTTTTGTTCCTTGGTATACTGAAACTGTACAACCTGCAAATCTTCAACTTACATATTTGGATTTAAATGGAAACCAGTCGGTTTCAACAAGTAACCAATCTCTATGGACATTTCAAGAAGTATATCCAGTAGAGGCACTGCCTATTCAATTGTCTGCCAAAGCAGATTCTCCCTTACTTTATCAAGTTGTATTGAATTACAGATCTATTACTAGATCTTCTATACTATAAATTTTTTGGAATTATTATGGATATTTTAAATTTATTTAAAGACTCGCAACCAAAGTTTGAAACCACACTTCCTTTTAGTAAAAAGAAAGTTTTATTTACTGCATTTAAAGTAAAAGATGCCAAAAAAATATCTTTAATACTTAATGAAGATAATAAAAAATTGTCATTATTGGCGTTATATGAATGCATAAAAGACAACTGTGATTTAAAAAATGTACAAGATCTGTGTCTTGCTGATGCAGAATACTTATTTCTACAAATTAGATCTAAAAGTGTTGATGAATTGATTAACGTGATTGTGAATCAAGAAAAAACTCAAATTGGTATATCTAATATTGAAAATAAAAATGCAATTCAATCATTGAATATACCAGTAGGTGAGTCCATTACAATTACTTTGGCAACTCCTTCTTTAAGTGATTTACTAAAACAAGATTCATTTTCAGATGAAGTTTATTCTAAATCATGCATTAAGAGTATAATAATTTCTGGTCAAGTTTTTTACTTAGATAAATTTGTAAATGAAAAGTGCAAGGAGATCATCGATAATCTCCCTTTGTTTACTATGAAACAAATTAATGAATTTGTAAAAAACGAACCAAGATTATGGTTCAAGGTCGAAAAAGAAAATAGTGGGAGTGAGGTATCTGGTTTCCTAAGTTTTTTTATCTAGCAGCAAGTTACTTTGATGTGGTTGACTACTATCAAACTAACTTCTCTTTAATGAAAGAACTAAAATGGAGTGTTCAAGATATCGAAAATATGTATTTTTGGGAGAGAGAAGTGTATATTAACATTTTGGTAAATTACAATTTAGAACAAGAACAAAAACAATTACATAACCAAACAGCAGGACAACACTTTGGATAATAATAATGAAGCAAAAATAAACATTGAAGCAGAAAAAACTGTATTCAGTGATGCCATAGGAAGATCTGAGCAAAAACTAGAAATGACAGAACCATCATATTCAGTCACTCCTTCTCCTTTTAGTACTCAAAATCTGTCCATGATGTCCATGGATACCAGTGTAAATGTTTCTCCAGTTATTGCTGCACCAAATCAATCCAGAATAATTCCAATGCAGGCTAATACTGGTTTCATGGATAATTCTAAAACTTCAAATATTGAAAAACAAATTAAAGATAATATCATGCCATCTCTTCAGAAGATTGCACAACAAGTAAATGACATGAATGTATCTACTAAGAATCATAATACTGATTTGGTAGAAAGACCTACAATCGCTCCAACAAATTTAATATTTTTAGATAGAGCAACTAAAACATCATCAGCCCCAAATTGGGCATAAAAAAAGCCCCCTTGCGGGGGCTTTTCTCAATCGTTCTCCATCTCGGAGAAGTACTTTAGAGGATCCTTTTCCTCAATGTCTTCAGACACCACTGTGTCTGCCACATCATCCTCAATGCTCTTGCTTTCAGTAAACTGAGCACGAATATCATCACCAACAGCCTTCTTGTAACGCTCAGAGAGTTCTGCGTAACTCTTGAACTGGCTCTTGTCAATAAATGGCTTCAGAGGATACTGCTTCTTCCAAAGTTCCTCTAGCTTCTTGTCATCTCCACCAAGAAGAGGGGCAGGAGATGCAAACTCTGAACGGTCATAGTTTACGTAACCTCCGACATTACGAATCTTGATCTTAAAGTCTGCACCAGTCCAGAAGTTGAATGGGTCAACTGCAACCTCATCCTGATACTCAGGGTGAGCGAGGCTCTGAATCTTCTGGAAGATCTTGGTGCCATACTGGTAAAGGAAAACCTTTCCCTTATTCTCTGGATTGGCAGGATCTTCGATTACAAGAATATTGGAGATATAAGCCAACTTACGCTTACGATTCCGTGCAATGTTCTTGTCATCTTCAATACCGCTATTCCAAAGTTCCGTGTTACCCTGACAAATTGGGCACTTCTCACCAATCGTAGTGGGACAGTTTTCAAACAGCCAACCACCCTTGCCCTTGAAGGCATGGCTGTACATTGATACGAAGGGGGTATCTTCACCTTGAATTTCAGGCAGGAAGCGGATTACAGCGTATCCATTACCTGACTTATCGATACCGGGCTTCCAAATACGTTCGTCCTTGTAACTCTCCTTGGAGGTGAGCTTATCCATACGCTCGGTTAGAGATGCGACTGAGTTCTTACTCTTTTTCTTAAAATCTGCAAAGTTTGACATAGTATTTTACCCGAGGATCTACCTCGGCCTTTCTATTCTAATTATAGCCCAATTAGATGGTTAGTCAATTGGGAGTTTCTTGGTTTTGCCATTCTTTAGCAAATGGCGGTCTCTGGCTTCAATTTGAATTTTTTCAATTATTGGTCTGGTAATAAGTTTACCAGCCGTACTTGGGTCTATATTCATTTCTTCAGATAATTCAAGTATGCAATCCATAAAACTTAGTTTTGTAGATTTTACTCTATCTAAAACTTTATTTGAAAATTTTTCTTTTGCTGCTTCATCTATATACATGGTTTTATTATATACGTTATATTCCAATAATCAATAATTAAATACATCTAAATATTCATGAACTAATTAACGAGGTCTAATCCATGCCATCAGGAACAGGCGTAACATCAGATGCGATTCCAATTCAAACAGCAGGTATAACCGCATATATTGCGACCGATTTTGTCGGTACAGGCGGTATTACAGGTCACTACCAACTCATTAAACTTGGGTATGGTGTCGATGGATCTGCGACAGTTGTAAATTCAGCAAATCCACTTCCAGTAACAATTGCCACTGGAATGACTGCCACTATTTCTGGATTCACTGGAACCATCGATGTGCGTGGAGTTGGTGGTGCAGCAGTAGTAGTATCTGGCTCTGTGGTCACAACTGGCCTAACTTCATCTCCAATGTGGGTCAAAACTTTTACAGGATCACAAGTAGAAGTCACTGGCGGTCGTTATCTAGGAAAATCTAACGATTCGGTTTCTGTATGGGGGCCCAGCGGTCTTACATACATCTATGTAAATCTAGTAGATCAAGCCGGAAATTCTTTAAGTTACACCAATGGTGCACTAAACGTTAACGTTGCTGGTGCAACAATTAATGCCACCATTCCTTCTACCGTTACTGTAGTAGGTCTTTCCGGTGCTACTGCTGTAGGAGTTAACGTAGGTAACACTGTTGGAATTAATGATACAAATATTATAACTGGTATGACTGCCATCTATGGTCAGGTAGTAGGTCTAAGAAGTGATCTTGGTGGATTTGCTGTTATTCGTCCAACTGGTGGAACTGCTTATAGGTTAACAAGCACAACAACATCATCACAATTTGTTGGATTTACTTGCATGAGCGGAATAAATGTAAAAGCTGCATCCACAAATACCGATGTAATTTACATTACTACTGATACAACTGTATCTACTACATCTCTTGGATACGAACTAGATCCCGGAGAATCGCTATTCATCGATATAATAAATTCTAGTCTTTTGGCCCATAGAGCAAAATCAGGTGCTCAAATTATTAGTTATCTAGCGACCTAACATGTCTTTATTTTCGTTAAATACAGCAAAAACATCGTATTCATACACAACACAATTTGTTGGTAATACGGCAGATCCTTGTTTTACAAAAGGAAATCTGAATGGTTCTGCTAATATTTTTGTTACTGGTAACTCGTTGTTTTTTGATTATTCTGAAGTAAAAACTGGTAATGATTTAAAGTTTTTAAATAAATTCTTCAACGGTCTTACAACTGGAAGTACTTTCAATTTTTATAGTGGAGTATATTATAACGATGCTACTTCTTCTAGTATAAATTGGAATGGTACATTGCAATTACAAAGTGTATCTGGAACTTTTAAACAATATATTTCATGCTCTGGTGTTACGGGTACTGCAGCCCTTACTGGTGGATATTACGTAAATAAAAATTTTACAAATCCTATACAGTTTAGTGCAACAACGGGCAATACTGCCCATATGTTAATATCAAATACACCTAGAAGCAGTCCATTAAATTTTGATTTCTTTGGTGTATATGGATCAGATTATGGATTTGAAGAATA